GCTACGTTTTCTCTCATGTGACCTTTAAGACCTTCTAAAAAGCCTAATTTGTCCCATTTGTTGATTGTATCTTCTTTGATAACTTTAAGGTGTTTTAACCCAATGTTACCAACAAGACCTGATTCTAATAATGCTCCCATTTTAGTATTTGTTTTTGTTTTAATTTATTTTATTTTTTTTTACCCTAATTTACCCATCAAATCTTTCATTCTTAAGAACTGAGGATTTTCATAAGTTTTTGATTCAATTAGAGTAGTTGATGAACCTGTAGAAACTGTTTTATTTATTTTTGTTCCCACTGATTCAGTTATTGATTTTGTTTCAACATTTCCTAATTCGTCTTTGATTGACTTATAAAGATTTTTTGATTCTTTTAAAGTTTCAACATCGTCAAATCTTCTAAGGATGTTAATTTTTTCTTTTTTAGTAGTTGAATGTTCTGTAAACAATCTTGTAGCGTAAGCCAAGTTTGAATTGAAGATAGCAACTTCGTTAAGTTTTTCTCTAAAAACATTTAACGCTTTTCTATATTCTTCATTTTTTTCTCTCAACATTCTAACTTCTTCTTGAGTAGATTCAACTTTAACACCACTATTACCGTAATTGTAATTTCTGTTATTAGTGATACCTTTTCTTAATCCTCTACCTTCTTTGGAACCCATTCCGTATGTTCTAGCAGCTTCTTTGGTTTCTCTTTTTTCAAAACCTGCGTCATCTCTACGAGCTTTAGTAGTTTTAAGGTCTTTTGATGCAATCTTACCATGCTTCATTGCTAACCTTTCATCTTCTTTGTCTTTATATCCTTGACCTTCTTTAGTTTCTGCTTTAACAACTTTGGATTTTCCTTCCATATTTGCACCTTTCTTGTAGTCAAATTTAGCTTTACCAGTACCCATTGTTTTAGGACCTACTTTTTTGTCCTCTTTAAATCCTCCCGCAGCTTTATCTTTGTAAGAGAATTTTGGTCCTGAGCCAAGTCCGACACCTTTAGGTTTTGTTGTTTTTGAACTATAAGATTCGTTAGTCCATTCTTCGTCCATTTCTTCGTCCTGTTCGTCCATTTCTTCGTCCTGTTCGTCCATTTCTTCTTGTTCGTCCATTTCTTCGTCCTGTTCGTCCATCATTTCGTCTTCTTCGTCAAATTCAATTTCATACATAACTTCTTCGTCGTCTTCTATATCAGAAGAATCAACTTTTGATGTATCACCATTGTTTGAAAAGATTGCGTCAATAACGTCTTCGACTGATTCGTCCATTTCTTCGTCCATTTCTTCTTGCATTTCGTAGTCTTTATAGTGTCCGTTAACATCACCGATTTTATGACCATTACGTCTTTTAAATTCGTGTTTTTTGCTACCCCACTCTTCATCCACTTCTTCTTCAGACTCTCCAAGCTTAACAAGATATTCTACATCAGCATCATCGTCAGTTAAATGAACATTCTCACCGTCTTTTTTAACAATGATTCCGTCATCTTCACCCATAGCTTTGAATACTTTTAAAATTTCTTCGTCAGAAGCGTCAGTTAAATCTATTGGACTTTCTTCTGAATCCATATCCATGTCTAAGTCCATATCCATGTCCTCTTCATCAGAGTCCATATCAACATCCATGTCCATTTCAACTTCATCGTTATCAGCAGGCAAGTCAATGTCTGCATCTAATTCAACCTCGTCTTCATCTTGTTCAGTAAGAGATTCTTTTACTAATTGATTGATTTCTTCCTTCATAGTTGAAGCAAGTATTCCTTTTGCATTTTCGGCTATAGCTTCTTCAACTTGTTTCATTTGAATAAGAGCCTCTTGAACTAATTTGTTTTCTTTCATGAAAATCTATTATTTTTAACTAATAAATAGTACCAAAATGAGAAAAATATCAATTTAGATTAAGATATAAGTTCTTTTTTGGTAAGATAATGATGTTAATGACGAATCGGATTGTGATTCAATCCATGTCAGAGTGTTTTGATAGGTATCAAAAATTAAATAAAATTTATTAATTTCAGTTACATTGTTAGATAATGAGACATAATAAGAATCTTTAATTTCACTATCATTAAGAATTAATTCAGCGTTGTAGATTGAAATTGTTTGTATCTCTTTACCAGTACCTTCGCAATATGCAACACATTGGGACCAAGAGTCCCCACTTATTGTGTAAGTATCAATAGTGGTATTACTTTTAAAATTTACGTTAAATAACATATTTAATTTTTTCTTTCTTATAAATATGTTCAAAACAAAAAAAGTGGTCGTTAGACCACTTTTTAATTATTCAATTACCTCATCAATTTTACTTTCGGATACCGAAGTGATTCTCCAATCATGAGTAAACCCTTCATACTTTCCTGTAACCTTTGCTTCCACATCTGTAACAGAATATCCTTTTACAAGTTTTTCTTCTCTGATTTTTTTGATTTTACCTGTATTTTCATCAGGTAAATCGTACTGAACTTTTGCGACAAAAAATTTTTCTTCCATAATTTAATTTTATTTTCCCAAATAATCGGTTAATTTTCTCATTAAGTCAACTCCTTTGGATTGGAATTCCGAATTTTCAGGAGATTTGTGTCTTTTTTCTTCTTCTAAATTTTCCTCATACTTACTTCTATCATCAGGATTACTAAACAAATAAGCTCCTGGTGTAGATGGAGAAGATACTAAGTCAAAACAAATTAATTCAAAATCATCTTGTACTTCATTTCTTTCACCCACTTTTTTAAGTGAACCAACACCTCTTGAAGAAACTCCCATTGTAACACCTTGTCTCATTAAGTTAGCGGCTTGGTCTCCTTTAGTAGAAACAATACCTCTTTCATGAAATCCTGGAGATGTTAACAATTTAAGTTTACCCATCAAAATATTTTTATCCCACCATATATCAGTAATGATGTGAGATACTCTATCTAAATCAATTAAAGACGATTCAGGGTGGTTTAACTCCGATGTTGATAAACCTTTAGCTATTGCCTTTTTATAGTTATCTGCTTCCCTCTTTAATATTCTTTCAGGATAAAATCTTCCATTTCTGTTAGGTGTGTCATATTTCTGTAATACAGCGTAAAATTCAAAAGGATTTCTGTAATCTAAATTAGCAGCTTCTTTTAACATGTCAGCATTACGAATATCTTTTGGAGAAACCCAACCAGCATCCATTTCAATCAATATACCATGACCTACTTCACTAGCTTCTAATATTCTTAAATTTTTCATTAATTCTTTTTAAGATAAATATACCGAACAAGTATCTTTTTAACTTTATTCATTTTTTGATAGTGAAAATTCAAAGTATTTGTTCTTAATTACATTTTCTTTAAATATACTTTTTATTATTTGTTTCACCGAATCTTTAATTTCAGATGATTTAAAATCCATTTCTTGAGTTGTGTATAAATTTACTTCTAAATTAAAAAATGATTTTTTACCGTGGGATATTCCACTTGTTCGTAAATCTAAATCCACAATACTGTGTTCTTTAAATAAATCTAAATTAATTGAACTATAAACTGAATGTTTTATTTCTCTGTTTAAATTACCTACGATTCTGTTCCAATTATCGTATTCTGTTTTTGGAGTTACCCATGATTGTATGTTTATGTATAGTGATTTTAAATTTTTAGAATCAACTGTACCGTATACAGATTTTATTGGGCTGTATAGATTTAGCTTTACACTTTTTCCTTTTTTCATTAATCTTCATTTGTCAATGTTTATTTGTTTGTAAAAAAATAACGCAAATAAGTCCATTTGTCAAAATTTTTTAAATAATAAAGATATTTGTAATATATGTTAATAGTAGAAGTAAAAAAAGACGGTATTGAAAAGGCACTAAAAACTTTAAAATCTAAAGTAATTAAAACCAAACAGAATAAGATTCTATTTGATAAAAAAGAGTTTGTAAAAAAATCAGTGATTAAAAGGAATCAAAAACTAAAAGCCTCCTATATTCAAAAGAAAAATAGCGGATTAGATTGATTCTTCTAAATTTTTTAATTTAAGGAAATTTAATTGGTCGAACTTTTCAACTTTTAACCTATCAATCGTTTCAGATAATTTTGTTTTTAGTTCAAACTCTTCTTCTTTTTCAAGAATAACTTTAAGTTTGCTTATAGCACTTTCTCGGATAGTCTCGAATTTATTTTCAAGAGATGTCGAATCTTCACTCATTATTTGAATAAATTCTTTTTTAGAGTTTTCATCAAGAGTTTCAATGTAATTACTTAAAGTTTGATTTGCAATTCTAACCATAGATTTTAAAGGAATATTAATAGATTCTTTAACAATTCCACTTGTTGACGTTAGAACCTTAGTAATGTTTTTCTTTGATTTTATTCTTTCTAATAAATCCAATTTGTTTGTATAAACAAGAGCGTCAATGTCAGAATATTTGTTTTCAACAGATTCTGATAATGTAGATGGCGTTTTAATATTTGGAATTAATTTTTGAATTAAACTAATACCTTCTTCTAAAAAATCCTTTGCATCCGATTCATTTAATCCTTGAGGACTACTCAATTGGTCGTACAATGAGTAAAGTTTTGACATAGTTTTATTATTCAAAACATTGTGTTTGAATTCTTTTAAAGACTTTTTGAATTCCTTTTCATCTCTGTAGGATTCAATAAGATTGTTCTCAATTATGGATTTAATTTTTCCGAATGTCATTTTAGGTATTTTCAATATAAATATTAGGAATTTAGTAACTTATCCAATTCTTTTGAAATTTCTCCTAAAGAATCTTGTCCTTGACCCAAATCTAAAAACGTAGACCCTTTGGTAAAGTTATTTTCTAATAAGATATTCATATTCGCTCTCCTTGATTCAGGTGTCACTGCCGCCTCTTCTCCCCCTGCTGGTGGAGATGGTTCTCCCCCTGCTGGCGGTTCTCCACCACCTGATGGTTCAGGTGAACTAAACGCTCCAAGAGCTCCTCCACTTATTTCTTCTTCACCACCTTCTGTAGACGCAGTTGCGTTTGCCGTAACCCCTGATGGATTACCATATAATTTGTCAATATTGTCAAATATACCCGTTTTAGTAATAACTGTAGGGGTTGCTTTAAGTTCTTCACCAACCGCTCTTTCAATTCTTTGTTGTTGTAAATCCAATCTAATTTCTTCATCAGAAAATCCAAAAATGTGTTTTTTAGCCCATGTTGAAGATACAGGTTGAATACCATTTCCTGGGTCTGCAACTAAATCTTTATATAGTAAAACTTTTTCTTTCCAAACATCAATCTTTAATAAATCCGCTTGTGTTGACGGATTTGTTAATCCTAATGTAAAATTTTGTAATTCATCTTCAAATCCTAATAAAAATAAGTGAACAATTGCAATTTTGTTCAATTCTGCAATCATACTTTTTTGGATTCTATTGATTGTACGAGCAAAACGTATGTCTTGTAATGATAAATTTTTACCATCACCCACAACTTCTTCAAAACCTAAAAATGCTTTAGGTACACGAAGAGCAGTTAATAATTTCTTTTGAATATACTCAATATCGGCAATCTCTGATAGGTTAGTTGCTCCAGGTAATGTTGTAATTGGGTCTGGTGCCGCAGGGTCACGAACAGGGATAAAGTAATCTTGGTCAACCGCCATTTGGTTGAATCTCATGTCTACGTTACCTGTTTTAGAATCCACAACTTGTTCTCTTTTGAATTTGTTTGCAACACGATTTACATACGCTTCAACATCATCGTCATTCATGTTTCCAACAAATACTTTGAACATTCTTCTTTCAGGTGCTCTTGATGTACGATAGATTAACATTGCGTCTTCAGATAACAATAGTTGTTTCCAAATACGTCTGGCTTTTTCCAACATAGAAGTACCATAAGGAAGTTTTCTATCATCACCTAATAATCTAAAGTGACCAATTTCCCATGACTGAAATTCCATATTTCTATTCTTCCAAGTAAAATGAAGAGCCTTTTTATTTTCATCTTTTTCTTGAGTAATATCTACAGTAATTTTAGCGGCAACTCCAACCTCATGTCTTTCAATTTCAATTGTTGGTAATTGTTGACATCCAATAATACCTTTCTCAGGGTCTAATTTAAGATAAATAAAATTATCACCATACTTACAAGTGTTTCTTGTCCACATTGGTAAGTTGGTGTTAATATCTAAATTATTATTAAATAAATCTGCTAATACAGATTTAATTCTTTTTGATTCAGAATAGATTTGAAGAATAAAACCATCTTCATTAGTTGTTGTTGATTCTTCCGCATATATGTCTAACGCAGCTGAAATCTCAGGAGTATATTCCATTGATTCATAGTCGTATTGAGCAGATAATCTTGATGGTTCATAGTAAATTGCCTGTGAGTACAAGTTATTTTCAACCTTAGCCCATTGATTTGTTAAATAATAGGTTTGCTGTGCTTGAAGTTTTTCTCTCTCATAATCATCACGATTTGGAGTACGCAGAAGTTCTTTTTTATCAAACTTAAAAGTTGGATAGTCCTGCTTCAGCAGTGAATTTGGGCCGAATGTTTGGGATAGTCTCTGCCAGACCGTTAGATTATTATCACTCATAATACAATTTTACTAATTACTTTGATAATATAAATACTTATTACGCACCAAATAACCATCCGTATTTTTGATAGTCGGACCTGGTTGCATCACCGTTATTACTTAAATTACCATTTCTACCCATTTGTGGTACCATTGGGTTAAAGAAGTCAGAAGAATTCTTATTTTCATTTACGTTAGTTGCCCATGAATTAATCATGGCTTTAGTATGATTGGTTACTTTTTCTAAAGATTGGAATGATTTTTCAGCAACATATAACGCCATAGAAACCCCCATAATACAGTCATCATGGTGACCTTTTTGGTGGTCTGGTCTTCCGTTAATATAAATAAAAGTATTCATTTCGTTATATAGTCTGTTTGAATATACTTTAAATCCGTGTCTAACGTTTTCCTCAAATGCAGCAATAATTTGAACTCTTTTTGAGTTAAAATTAATGCCAGGTATTTTGTCATTTATTTTTGGGTCCCACTTCCACTTATTACTTGTATCAACATTATCAACATACAAACCACCTTGGTAATTTAATTCTTGTAATTTTCTTGCAGTAGAAATACCCATACCTCCAGTAATATCAATAACGCAGTAAGCGTTATACATTGTTCCCCATTTGTAGGCAATTTCTGCTAACACATCAGGTGGTATTTTGGCAACATATTCCAATACTTGTTCTCTTTCGTCAAAATCAATGATTTGGATACACGAGAAGTCCTCAGAATCCCCACGGGATACATCGACACCCATAACATATTTGTGACCGTTTACGGGTTCTTTAAATATCCATAGTGACCCTCCCATAAGTTTGGCTTGAGCATCTCGTAATGTATTTTTTGAAATGTTTTGCATTAATTCAGATTCAAACACATTATCCCCTGAACCTAAGAAGTTACACTCCAACTCTTGGGCAACTTTTCTTCGGTCAAACTTTAATTTTTTAACCATACTTTCAAACCATGCAGAACATGGTTTATATCCTTGGGAAATGTATTCGGTTACTACTGAGTGGTCTCTGTCGTATGGATTCTCCATAGACAAATTAATAATGTCTTTATCAGAATATTCTTCTCGGTTTAAAAAATAGTGTACTAAGTCATTAGTTTTAACCATATACAAATCTTTTGTATATCTTGGGTCACGATACCAAAACATTTCAGATATTTTGAAATCGTTCATGTTTCTTAATGACTGGTCATAGATTTCATAATAGATTGGGTCATATCCGTTTGGAGTAGACACAACAATAACTTTACCTCCCGTAGATAGTGAAGCCATACAAGCAGACCAGAAATCTGAGTCCGCTTCAATAAACGCTGCCTCATCAAATACAAGAATTGTAGGTGTATAACCCCTCAAGGCATCTTTTGATGTTGCAACCGCCTTTACTTCACAATCGTTACTTAATTTGAAATGTCTTTGTGAATTTTTTTCTTTTGAAAACGTAACACCAACCCACGTAGGCCATTGTTCAGTAAAACCTCTTACTTTGTTAGCCATCTCCATTGATGTATCTAACTTGTTGGCAATAATAAGGATTTTTTCAGGTTTGTTCTTTTTAGCAAAAACTAATCGTTTTGATATCCAAGCCGCGGTTACGGTAGATACACCAGCCTGACGATACTTTAATGCAATGTTCTCATTATAAGTGTCGTAATCTTCTATTAAACTAACTTGGTCGGGGAATAAGTCCAAAGGGACATATTTGGATACAGTATTATCGTATGTTTGTAGATAAGTACGAAGCGCATAAGGAGTATTTCTCATGCACTTTGTAACTTCTATAATTAATTGTTCTCTATTCACAGGTTATTATTTAGGTCTTGAAATACCCAAACTACCTAAAAAGTCATCTAAACCGTCATCATCATCTTCGTCAGAGTCAATATCCTCTTCTTCTTTGTAATTCTCAAATTCGTCTTTCATTTGTTTTGCTTCTTTCATGATTTCTTCAAATCTTGAACTTGCCTTTTTATTTTTTGACGAATCCTCTGAAATGGCGTTTCCAATAATTTCTAAAAACTCTTGAGCTGGTATTTGGTATAACAAGATATGGAACCAATTTATTAGTCCTTTATAGCTTGGGTCAAATATATCATCAGGTAATGCATATCTAATTTTTTCAACAATTTCAGGCCCAATTCTTAATTGCATTGGCTCATTTGACAATACATCTGTTTGACCTAAAACTTTTTGACGAAGACCTGGTTCTTGAGGTAACCCATGTCTACCTTTAGCCTCTTCCAAACCTTTGATGATTTCATGGCATAGAATTGGAAAAATCATACCTGTTGCAATGATTTTAGTATCTGGTTGTTCTTCACCTTCTTCACCACCTTCATCTTCATCGGCATCACCTAATTCAACCTTACCCGCAACACCTTGACCTGTTTGACTCATCATTTCAATCATTTGTTCCATACTAAAATATAGGAAATCATTGATTGCCATAATACCCAAATAATCTCTATAAAGAGATGGGTCAATTGCATCTAATCTTGCTTTAACTTCAGGTTTTTGAAAAAGGTAATGACCTTTTTTTGCAGAACCCTGAATGATTGCATTTATAATATTTCTTTTATGTTTTTCTAATTCAAGAATTTCCTCATCTGTCAAATCTTCAATATCAAAAGATGGGATTTCTAATTTTTGTTCATCATCCTCTTCCTCTTCTTCATCATCTTCAGGCTCCATTCTAAAATTATCGGTATTTGGCATACCTAAATTGGCTTCTATTTGATACCAATCCGCAGGAACTTCAGCCTCATCAAGTGACGCTTCTTTTGCTAAATCAATTAACTCATCTTTGTGAGCTGATTCAATTCTCATAATGTTAGGAAGTTTTCTCATCATTTCTTGATAAACCATTCCTTGAACTTGTTGTGAACTTAAATCTTGAATACCTGTAACTTCTCTTAATTTATCAGCAACTTTTTGAAATCTTTTACTAACCAATCTTTGTACATCAGCAACACCTTTTTTCATTGCGGGGTTCTGAGCATATAACCCTTCAGGACTAGCCAATTTTCTTTCCAAATTTGGGTCCATTCTTTCAGGAGTATTCCCGTAATCTAATTGTTCTTTTAATTTCTTTGCCATAAATTATTTTTCTAATAGTTGCATTATTACGTCAATGACTTTATCTTTAGCGTCTTCAGGAGAAACTTTTTTTGCCTTTGGAGCTGGGTTTTCACCAGGATTTGGATTTTTACCAGGGTGAGCTGGTCTTGGTTTTGTTCCAGGTTTTGTTCCAGGTTTTGTTGGTGCTGGTTTTGTTGTTGGTGCTGTTGCGGGGTTTTGTTCCGACAAGTATTTTACTAAATCACCTTTTGTAATTTTTGGAGGCATATGTTTTTCCACAATTTTTTCTATTTGATTTTCTAAGAACAAAGATACGGAATTTTTTCCTTCCCCCAATTGTTTTTTTACTTCTCTAACACACCTTTCCCATTTTCTTGATTTTCTTGGACCTACTTGAGAATGGCAAATAGCCCACGGATTTGGTTTTCCTTCATACTCTTTTTCTTCTTCAAAAATTCCCATACCGTCATCTCCACCGCCAAATCCATCATCATTAGATGGACCGTTATCATTTCCAACACTATTACCCGCATAAGGGTCGTAACCACCTTCTTTTTCCGCAGAATCATCTAAATCAGCATCCTCATCAATTTCTTTTTCATAAACTTGAAATGGTTTCTTTTCACTTTTTAATTTACTAATCATAGCAGTATCTGTTTTTGAAACATTAACTTGCTCAACAAATAATTTTTTATGTAAAACTTCAATCTGAGATTCAGATAATTTACTAACTGTTTTAGAAGATAACCCCTTCTCAATTAGTTCTAATGCCTTTATATTAATTTTCATATACTAATTTTTTTTCAAATTCTAAAATCAAATCTCTTTCGTAGAGTTTATCTTTTATTTCTTGTTCTGTACTTCCAAATCTAAAGACAATTCTTTTTTGTCCTTCAGATTCTTCTGTTTCCCAGGCTAACGCAACAACATCATCTAATGCGTCTATCATACAAAAAAAATCGGAGTTCTGAATCAATTCTAATTTTAAATCAGTATTTCTCAGAACTCCCACTTTCTTAATGTATTTTAATTCAGGTGGAGTCGGATAACCATTGGAAGGTCTACTTTCCCATGATTCTCCCCAAACATCCAAACTATCTGAAAAAATGAATTCGTAAAGATTATCTCCCTTATAGTTAGGACCTAAGCCGTTCACATAAGTTAAATAACTCATACCAATAATCCATTAGGTGAAATTCTTACTTGTTCACCGTTGTTTTCAAATACTAAATTCTTTTTATTTGTGATACCAACAAATTTAGAACCTACGTTCTCTTCTAAGAATTTTTTAGCCGCTAATTCTTGTTCAATAGTTTCAGTCATTTTAATAACTGATTCCATAACTTTTTTAACTTCAGATTTTTTCTTTAAAGTTTGTTGTGTTTGTTTTTCTTTTTGTTCTCTAATTTCTTTTTTAGAAACTTCAAAATATTTTGATATAACTTTGTCTACTTTTGATTCTTTGAAAATACTGTCAAATATTGCTCCGTGACCTGATTCTTCCATTTCATAACCTTCAACTGGTATGTCCATATCAGCTTGGATATCTTCAACTTCAGTATCGTCGGTAAAATCCTCACCATCCATATCATCTTCTTGACCAAATTCTTTAGTTTCATCTTCTTCAAATTTATTTAAAATATCTTCTTTATCTTCCTCAGATAAAGTACCTAAATCTAATGATGATAAAACCATGTTAATAACATACTTAATATCTTCAGAAGTCATTCCTACTTCACCATCAAGAACTCTAATTTTTTGAGTTAATTTACCTGTAAGTTTTTGAATTGTTTTAAAAGTAACTTGTTCTTCGTTGTCATTTCCACCTTCTTCTTCAGTGTCAACATCAACATCTACGTCAATATCTTCAACATCGTCAGTTGGTTCCGCTCCCATGTCTTCTACACCCATGTCACCTACAGGTGATGGTGGTAATTCAGGGCTAGGAACTGCTGGTGGTGATGCAGGTACATCAGCAATTGGTGATTCAACAGGTGTCGCAGGTTTTGGTGTTTTTAATGTGAATCTTTTTTGTTCACCATATAAAGAAACTCCTTCATCATTTTCATTGATTCTATTTAACTCCCCTGCAACAAGATTTAATCTTTTAAACGCCTGAGAATATGAAGAATAGTATTTTCTATTTTTCATAGGTTCAATATATTCAGTTTCTGACTCAGAAATAGTCTTCTTAATTATGTACCCTTGTCTTTCTCTAACAATTTGATAATTGTTTCCATCAGCAAGAGATACTGAATATTCGGACTTTGCAGTCTCATTTATAGTTTGAGGAATTGTCTCTTTAAAACGAGCAATTTCCATAATTCTATTTATCTTATCTTGGCCAGTTAATTTTTCACTACCAATTGGTTTTAAATCTGCCATATTTTTAGTTATTTATTTTTAGTTATTTAGTCCGTTAAAACCACCTAAGGCGATTCCGTTTAATTGTTGTATTGATACATTACCATTTTCATCTGTAAACACTGGATGTGGTGCAATTGCCCCATCAGGTGCTGTTCCACCACTAAATCCACCTAATATGTCTATAGTATACGCATATTGTTGGTCCGCAGAAAATCCTGAAAAGAATTGTGTTGGACTTGGTGTTGGTGTAACTGCAGGTGTTCCTGTTTGTGTTGGTGTAACTGCAGGTGTTCCTGTTTGTGTTGGTGTTTTAGTTTGTGTTGGTGTAACTGCAGGTGTTCCTGTTTGTGTTGGTGTATTTGTTGGTGTTTTAGTATTTGTTGGTGTGTTGGTAGGTGTTTTAGTTACCGTAGCAGTATTTGTTGGTGTTTTAGTTTGCGTTGGTGTTTGCGTTGATGTTTTAGTTGGTGTTTGCGTTGATGTTTGAGTAGGTGTTCCTGTTTGAGTAGGTGTTCCTGTTTGAGTAGGTGTTCCTGTTTGAGTAGGTGTATTTGTTGGCGTTTTAGTTTGTGTTGTTGTATTTGTCGGTGTGTTGGTAGGAGTCTTAGTTGGTGTTGTAGTATTTGTTGGAGTAACACTTGAAGTAACTGATGGTGTTGGTGTTGGTAATGGACAAGAACCTATAGAAACATAAGAACCATCCCCTTGAACTATAGTAACCTCAATAGAACAAACTACCAAAGTTTGATATGCTTGTATTTGTACTGTATTTAAAAATCCATCACAGTCTTTGTATATAAAAGTAGTGTTACCACTACCACCATATAATTGATACGTTTTACACACTCCAGGAGTATTACTTGGTGTTACCGATATTGTTGGAGTATTACTTGGTGTTTGAGTTTGTGTTGCAGTATTACTTGGTGTTTGAGTTTGTGTTGCAGTATTACTTGGGGTTTGTGTTTTAGTCGGTGTTGTAGTGTTAGTAGGTGTATTTGTTGGTGTTGTAGTGTTAGTAGGTGTATTTGTTGGTGTTTTTGTTACGGTCGGAGTTGAAGTAACATTTGCAGTACCTGTCTGAGTAGGCGTGTTTGTTGGGGTCTTAGTTGGTGTTGGGGTCTTAGTTGGTGTTGCAGTATTAGTAGTTGTAACAGTAGGTGTTGGTGTTACAACAGCTTGGCAAGTTACACAATCACCATAATCAACTGACATAGTTAATACAGTATCAGTACCTGTGTTAGGTTCTGCATTATCAATGATATCGTAACATCCAGGTGTTGTTGCACCAACGAATGTTAAATAATAATTTCCATTAACTGCAGGTAATGATGAACTATCAAAATCAATTAATTTTGCTGGTCCGCCACTACAAGCGCCTATAAGATATGTAACTAATGCCATTTATTTTTTTCTTTATAAATATATGATTAATCCGAATTATTTAATTAATCTTGAATAGTTCTTTCAACCGACAACTGTTTGTCAGTTTCTTTATTTGCAATATCAAATAATTTTTCAATATGACCTGACCTTCTTAAGAATTTAAAAACAAGATTTTCGTAGGATAATTCACCATCACTTTCCAATCCTGATTTTCGGTAATCTTTAAGTTTTTCTTTAATTGACTCCAAATCTTTACCTTCTTCTATTGCGGTGTCTATTTTTTCTGTCCAACATTTAATTTTTTTCTCAAGGACTTCTTTGTCAACATTATTTTTAAACTCTTCAGGTTTACTAATCCATTCATCATTCATAACTGAGTAAACCCCTGAACTATAATGTGATTCCTCTGTGTCTTGGGCATAAAGTTCAACATCATATCCAAATATTCTAATGTCGTGTTTATCGTTAAAAACTTGTTTCTTTAAATTGAACAACTCCTTGTATAATTCGGCTTGATTCTCATATTGTTGTAAATCAACTAAAACATGTAAATCAAAATCTGAAAATTCAGACCAATTAAAATTTGCTAACGAACCTGTTAGTACCACATCTTCAACAAATACATCTTCACCCAAATAATTAATAAACTCATCCGCGATACGCATAAGAGCCTTCCTAACTTTAGGAACCATAGTCGCCTTATCAGGATTTTTAGGATTTTCCCAAATTTTTGGGTTTAAGGTTTCCTTTACAGAAAAACTATTAAGTATCTTTTGAAAATTATTCATCTTTAATAAATAGTGATAATATTATAGTTTCTTGTATTTGAATTTTTTAGATATTTCAGTTACAAAAAATTTACCTTGTGATTCGGCTTTTCTGAATTGTGTATAGGTTTTATGAGGTACATCTTCATACTCATATTTAAATCCATTTTTAAATTCAGCAACTAATTTTTTTGTTTCAGTATCGTATTCTGTTCTTGTGATGTTAGACGATTCAATCTCATTCAAAATCTTCGTCCCAACTATCTGTTCTCTCTTTACTGCCATTTTCTTTAAGTGGTGTTAAGTCGTTTATTTTTTCTAATAATGGTTGTAGGTATGTAACAAACTCATTAAAATCAATATCAAAACCATAATCTTTAACTTGATTAAATAAAGCCTTTTGAACACCTTGAAACTTGTGAAACAGGTCCATCATTTTTTTAGTATACGTTGGCGGTTTTATTAAATCACTTTCACTAAACCCCAATTCTTGAAAATGTTGTCTCAACTCAAGATAAATCTCAAGTAATTCTTTGGTACCTATTGTATCATTTAAGAATTTTTCAAATTGCTTCATGTATATAAATACAAAACCCCCACTAAATGTGAGGGTTTTATTTAAGACTTTAGTTTTTTTAACTGGTCTCGGAGTTCAATTGCCATTTCAAAGTTTTGTTCCTTAATCGCTTTCTTCAATTCAAGTTCAACTTTTTCAATCTCTTCTTGATTTGATTCCAAGTTTTTGATTTGGTCTCTCAACTTAACTGCTGATTCAAAATCTTCAGTTTCAATAGCTCTTTGAAGTTTAATTTTAAGGTATTCTTCTTTACTCATTTCTTTTGAGTTGGGAGCGTCAAAGTCCGATAAATCAAACACCTTAACATAACTTGTAAATTTATACGAACCATCTGGTGATTCATAACTTTTTTCCGTCCAATCCGTTTTACGGAAATCCTCCATCATTTTTTCATAACGAGCCATTAACTCGTCAAAGTTTAAATTAAAGTTTCTTCTGTTTCCAAACATAATTTTTGTTTTTTTAAATTTATTGTTTATCTTTGTGGTATCAAATTTTGTTCCTTACATAAATATAAGACATTTTTTCGGATAAAACAAGTAGTATATGACATTATGTCATGTTAATAAATATAATCTGACAATATGTCAAAATATTTGGTAGTGTACGAAATTTGATGGACCTTTGTAAAAACGATAATATAATATGAACGACTTAATGGACGATGACGACAAAATGATGAGTAAGAAACAAAAATCATCAACAGATTCAAACACACCTGTGTTAGACAATTTCAGTAGAGACTTAAACAGACTTGCTGAAGAAGGTAAACTTGACCCTGTTATTGGTCGTGACCGAGAAATCTTAAGGATTGCACAAATCCTTTCTCGTAGAAAGAAAAATAATCCAATTATTATTGGTGAACCTGGTTGTGGTAAAACGGCACTTGTTGAAGGTTTAGCAATTAAAATTGTAAATGGGGAATGTCCTCGTAATTTGGTTGATAAACGTATTGTTAATCTTGATTTAACTTCAGTTGTTGCAGGTACCAAATACCGTGGACAATTTGAGGAAAGAATGAAAGTGATTATTGAAGAACTTCATGCTAACCCAAATATTATCGTATTCATTGATGAAATTCATACTTTGGTTGGGTCAGGTAATTCTTCAGGTTCTATGGATGGTTCAAACATCTTCAAACCAGCGCTTTCTCGTGGTGAATTACAATGTATTGGAGCTACTACATTAGATGAGTTCCGTAAGAATATTGAAAAAGACGGGGCATTGGAACGTAGATTCCAAAAAGTAATTGTTGAACCTTCATCAGTTGAAGAAACAATTCAAATCCTTAAGAATGTTCGTGACAAATACGAATCATTCCATAATGTAAACTATAGTGATGAAATAATTGAGACTTGTGTTAAACTTGCAGACCGTTATATCACAGACCGTGAGTTCCCTGACAAAGCCTTTGATATCTTGGACGAGGTTGGAGCGAGAATGCAAACTGACTTAAAAGTTCCTGAAGTTATTGAAGACCTTAAAAAGAAGGCTGCAGAAATCAAACAACAAAAGATTGATGTTGTTAAAAAACAAAATTACGAGCAAGCGGCAGAACTTCGTGATAAGGAAAAGAAAATTCTAACCAAACTTGACCAAGAGAAACAAAAGTTTGAAGACCAATTATCAAAAGAAAAACAAACTATCTTATTAGAGAATGTTTATGATGTTGTTTCAAACATGACTAAGATTCCTGTAAGTAAAATGAGTGTTGATGATTCTAAAGCATTGTTAGATTTAGACAAAACTTTGATTGACAAAGTTATTGGTCAAAACGATGCGGTTGTTAAGATTGCAAAATCAATCAAAAGAAACCGTTTAGGTATTAAAGACCCTAACCGTCCAATTGGTTCATTTGTATTCTTAGGGTCAACTGGTGTTGGTAAAACATATTTAGCAAAACAATTGGCTAAAGAAATGTTTGGTTCAGAGGATTCACTTATTCGTGTGGATATGTCTGAATACCAAGAAAAACACACTGTATCTAAATTGGTAGGAGCTCCTCCAGGATATGTAGGTTATGAAGAAGGTGGATTATTGACTGAAAAAGTTAAAAACAAACCATATTCAGTTATTTTATTTGATGAAGTTGAGAAAGCCCACAAAGATGTTTTCACAATCTTACTTCAAATCTTAGATGATGGACATGTTACTGATAGTTTAGGTCGTAAGATTAACTTCAAGAATACCTTGATTATCTTGACATCAAACTTAGGAGTTAAAAAATTACAAGACTTTGGTACAGGTATTGGATTTTCTTCTAACACTTACAGTAATGAAGAGGCTAAGAAACAAATCTTAATGAAAGAGATGAAAAATTTCTTTTCTCCTGAATTCATTAACCGTATTGATGATACAATTGTATTTAACTCTTTAAGTCCTGAAGACATCAAGAAAATTACTGACATTGAGTTGAAAAAGTTGATGTCTCGTCTTTCAGATATGAAATACAAAATTAGTTATGATGAAACATTGGTTGAATACTTAGCTAAGATTGGATTTGACGAATTGTTTGGAGCTCGTCCATTGAAAAGAGCTATTCAAGATAAGGTTGAGGATTTATTATCTGAAGAAGTTCTAACAGGTAAGATGATTGAGGGTAAAACCTACCTCATTAAAGTTGTAGATGAGAATGTAGTTGTTCAAAAGAAAGGGCGATAATTAAAAGGGGGATTTATTCCCCCTTTTTTTTATATTTATATTTGATGAGAGACTTAATTAAGAAAGTTTTATTAGAGACCGTTAAAGATGGTAAAGTTATCTGCGATAATTGTGGATGGTCTTGGGATATTGCCGATGGTGGGGATGATTCATATGTATGTCATGAATGTGGTCATGATAACACACCAAAATCATCAAATTTTGACAGGTTAGTTAACCATTTTAAAAACTATTTTCCTGACGAACAAAAAAATAAAGTTTCTGAAATTAAAGATTTTGTCAAAGATTATATCCAAGAAAATAATTTCACTATTAAATTTTTAAATGCATGTCCTGGTTATTCTGGTGTTAGAACAAGAGACCAAATCATTATTTGTGCACCTATGAATATGTTAACTATAGGAGATTTTCTATACACCATATTTCACGAAATAAGACATGAAGAACAAATGACTAAGTTCAAATTAGAAAACCCTTTATCAGGTGATTTAGAAGATTTTGAAACTTTGTATGAAAAATACTGGAACTTAGAATTAGATGCGGATAGATTTGCAAAAGAAATGATTGCAAAATTAGTGATTAAACTTAATATACCTATTGAGTTTGCAAAACAACAATTTACGTTATCTCAATATATTGAAAATTATCCGTTAATGTCAAAAATGGTTGAAATGTCTTTAAAGAACATTATTACTCAAATTAAACAAATGAAAAAATCGGGTGAGGAATATACTGATATTGCCGACCACCCGATGGTTAAAAAATATATAGATAAGTTAGAAAGTTTTATTTAAAAAACACTTCTTGTTCTCCAATCGTATGGAGCGGATTTTTTAAAGTGTAATTTGTGACCAAGGTTTTCAATCATTTTTCTACCCATTTCAATTCCATTAAAAACATCTTCAACAACAACATATTCATTTTTTGAATGATATTGGTAATACCCAATTGAGAAATTAATACAAGAGAAATCAAATTTACCTCTTAACGCATAGACATCTGTATAAGGGTGAACCATATATCTCATATGTTCGTTATTCATACCTTCAGTCAATACTTTATCGCAAGTTTCAAAAAACTCAGTGTCTCTGTCAAATAATACTTGGCCAAAACATCTTTCAGTAATCATCCAGTTTTCAGGTGCGTCAAATTGAATTCCGTAACCAACATTTTTAAAGAAGTCGGGTTTTGCTTTCATAGAACCATGACAACCTGTTTCTTCAGATACAAAGAAAGCTGCTTTCAAATAAGGTAATTCCTTTAACAAAGTTAAACATGCGAATACCCCACACTTATCATCACCACCAATACCTGTAGGGTTTCCTTCGTCATTATATGCCTTATAAGATAATTTTAATTCTTTCTGAGCATTTAATAACATCTCTTCACGAATATTAATTGTATCAATATTGTGTACAGTATCTGTGTGTGAAATTACACAAGGAAAATAAAAATCTTCAGGTATTAAAGGGGATTCTTGTTTTGTTGCATAAACATTATTATGTTCATCAACATAATGTTCAATATTGTTTTCGGTTAACCATTTAACCAAAAATGCTACCATTCTTTCTTCTTGATATGTGACGGTTGGGACACTTAAAACGTCCTTAAGTAATTCTGTATTTTTTATCATAAGACAAATATACGAAATTAATTATTATTCACCAAATTTAAACAACTCTGGTTGATATAATAAATTATAAAAATTGTCTTCACTTAGCTTAACATTACGGTAACCTTTAAACTGTTCTTCAAGCCTAACAATAACTTTCATATTTTCTCGGTCAAACCCTTCGACTCTAAACGATACTTTTTTATCTTTAGGTAATTTATACCATTTTTGTAAGTCAAATTTACTTAAAATTCTATTTCTAAAATCTAAGAAATTTTTAATTGCATCTCCACCTAATTCTTCAGATTCTTCAATCTTTTCAAGAATAGATTCTAATTGTTTTTCAGTATAATTGTTAAAACTATCACTATCAAAATTATCGGAATCTTGAAATTCATATGAATTTTCGGACCATCCGCCCAAAGCACCATTTCCATTATAATCAACAATTTGTCTAAATAATGAAATTGCGTCGACTTTATGTAGATTTAATTTTGCAGACCACATTAATAGGTTTGCAACTGTTGTTGCGATTTCATCATAATCTCTATATACTTTAAATCCAATTGATTCAAAAAAATCGTTAAAATCTTTTGTAATGGATTCTCTGGCTGTTTTAGACATTTCATGTTCTTTTTCCGCATGATAGTCGCTAAGAATACTATCAATTTCTCTTTCAAACAAACTTAACAATGTCTTAGACAATTCAATTCTATATTCGTCATTATTTAAGTCAAATTTTTTCTGAGGTAGAATTAATTCTGCAATTTGTTTTAAAAGTTCAATATTAGTTTCATTAAGTTCACCATAGATAGTATAACCTTCTTTAAAATCCTCCTCTACCTGGTATGAATCCATAAATTCATAATTGGTATAATGAGACGTTACCATTGGTAAAAACCATTGGTCATCTTCATTTAATTCTAATATTTTAAATAAATTTTCATCATTTTTAAAATCAATGATAACAATACTTTGACCTAATGGGTCTTTAACTTTGACATCAAGAATTGAATCATCCAATTTTTCTAATTCACTTGAATCTATTCTACCTCTTGAAAATTCTCTTAATCCTTTGACAAAATCTCCTGTACCAATCAAATCATCAATTAAATCTACTTGATTAGGAAATTCTGTTCTAATCAAATCTATTGTAGCTCTATGGTCTTGAGCATCAAAAACTTCAACTTCTCTAGTATCGTCATTTTTAAATAACGCTAGTTTAAGACCTGTTTTTTTATTTAAAAAATAATATAATTTACCTTCTCTAAAATATTTGTCAAAATAACCTGAATGTCCTTTAGTAGTTGTACACCATTTAGTATTGGCACCATAATAACAAGATGCGGAATGGGATTTTGGTCTAATTACCAAAACATCATCATCTTCATATATTTTATCTGCTTGAGATTTTGCCTCCCTTTCAATATCCCTGTCAGTTTTTTTACCATTAACGACATCCATTAATGCTCTAATAAATTGCGGATTTTCATATTGGGTAATATCTTTTGGGGAACGAACAATGCCTTCAATATTTGGTACCATTCCATGTTGGTCTCTGAAAATTGTTTCTGATTTCCATATGTCATCCTCAGTTATTCTATTAACATTAGAATGAAACCATGGTATAATAACACTAAATAAATCTTGTAGAGCTTGTCCTTGTTGTACATTTAGACCTCCGTTTGAACCTGCAAGCTCAGGTATAATTTTTTCAAGTTTTTTAGCGATGTATTCAACATATTTGTATCCTGTTGGGTCTACATTCAATATCCTATCAATAAAAGGACCATCGTACTCAAACCTTTGTTTGAGACGCTTTGCAACATCTTCTTTTTTACCTTCAATTATAACCACAGGATATTTTTACAATAAATACCAGTTTTGTTTGGAATTTCCATATTTATACTTACCTTTGTATAACAAATCACGGGTGGCTCCCTTAATAGTTAAGGCTGACCTTAAGCATCTGACGTTATGTCTATACAGGGGGCGAAAGTGATTTAAACGTTCTTTAAAAATATGGGGGTGCATGGTATTGATTGGCGTTGTTGACAATACGTGGCACGTCGGAGCTGAATTAACTCCGTTATCAACTGGTTTAAAACAATTAACAGGCAATACTTTTGCTAAGCTTGCTGCTCTTGGTCTAACAAGAGAAGAAGCTGTTGTTACTATCTAAGATAGGGGACAACAACGGGGTCGATGAACATTAACCTAGCAACAGAAGTTCTTACAAAGGTGGAAAAATGACTGAACCCAAAATCGAGTCATCCATTGGTTGTTAGTTTACGATGGTGAAGAACAAACTGACTATTTCGGAACATTAGAAAATGTTGAACTAAGCGTGTAGTCATTTATTGACAAAATGAACAAGACGAGGGTTCGAATCCCTCCACCTCCACCAAAATCAAGGGTTCCAATCGGAACCCTTTTTTATTTAATATAATTCACTATATTTTCATTATGGGAACAAATTGTAACATATGTAGTAATAATTGTTTTGGTAGAGATGGTTACCACGGTAGTTGTTGTTCTATTGAAGATAGGGATTACATTATTGGTCCTCATTACGACACAGATGAGTTTATTAAAAATTTATCATCAAAATTAGGTAGAGAAATATATGAAGAAGATGTTTTTATTAATTATGAAGAAGGTAGTAAATTATTTCCAAGTAAATCTACTTGGCAAAACCCAAGCTCTTATCCCGCATTTAGAGTTGATTTTTTTAATCCTAAACTACCCTGTATTTTCTATAACACTAAACTAAAGTTCTGTACCATTTATGATGTCAGACCTCAAACTTGTAGAGAATATGAATGTGAGTATTTGGCAAAAAACACTTAATTAATGAGAATATTTTACGCATTACTGTTGGCAACAATAGCCCAAATTATTTCTTTTTTTCAATTACAAGGTCAACTTGTTTGGAAATTCCCAAAAGAAAATCCATATGTTATGATGTTATTAGGATTGCCAATTTCATTAATATTCATTAAAACCACAAAAATATTCAATCAACATTTTGACGCAAATTGGCCTGGAAGATTAATTGGATTTGGTCTTGGGATTATAATCTTTACAATAATGAGCTGGTTAGTGTTTAAAGAAGTACCAACCGCAAAAACAATAGTTTGTTTAGGATTGGCCTTTACAATTGTGTTATTACAAGTGTTTTGGAAGTAACCATATTCTCTTTCCCATATATTTATTTGTATGAAGTTATTTTCAATCTTATTGAAAGAAAGTCGTAAAGAAGATTTACGAAAAAAATATTCAAATAAATTTAAAGAATATCCAGATACTTTAGATTTTATTTTAGGTATTGCCGACTTGGCAGATACCAATTTCAAATATGCCGATTTTGTATTAAAAAATTTACATCCAAATTCTAGTACTGACGAAGTTGAAGAATCAATTGAACTTGTTAAAGATTTTGACAGATTTAAACAATCCTTGGAAATTAAAGACATTAATCAATACGATTTTAATGGATTAAAAAACGCAATTGAACAACACAAATCCAGTTCAAAATCATATAATAAAAGTATTGACATATCAGGTGCCAAAAAAATATTTGAAGATAAAAATATTTTAATTGTTAGACCTTTAACTTATGAAGCTTCTTGTAAATACGGTGCTGGAACTAGATGGTGTACAACAATGTCAAACGAACCATCTTATTTTATAAGTCATACTAGCGATGACCAAGCATTGTACTATATTATTCTTAAAAATTTTAGTAGAGATAACAAATTTTATAAAATTGCAATTCATAAGACACCAAATAATGAAACTTGGTATGACTCAACAGACGAAAGAATGTCGGATAGAGAAAAAGAAGTTTTTAATTTAGGGGCACCAAAAGTTATTGAAACAATTCGAGAAGATTACACTGGATTTATTGAGGAGTATGGTCAGAAATTTTTCAAAAAACTATTTGATTTTCATAATTACAAATTTGAAAGTATTTCATCATTATTTAAGGGGACAGAAAATAAAATAGGAATTGAGTTTCAAAAATCAGACCTTATTCCCGATATGCCAGGTCACGCAACCATAGAAATGAATATCTCTGTTGATGAGGAAAATATAGACCAATACTTAGTTATGATAACTTATGGTGTTAATAATGATAGATTGGTTTTTAATATTGGATATTCTGGTGATAATTTTGAAATTGACCCTGAATTTGATTTTGGTATTGAAAATGCTTCAACATGGTTCCAAATAAATTCACAATATATTACCAATTCAGATGAAAAAACAATTAAAACCATTTTTGATGAACTTTGTACTACAATAACAAAACAAGTTGTTTATAAAATGAAATCAAATCCTGAATTTATGTCATCAATTCATGGAGGAAACGCTGTTTGGACACCAAATAGAAGTAGTTACGGTTATACATTTAAAAGAAAAGATTCTGGTTTAATTAAAAAACTTGTTGATTACTTAGATTCGGATAATAAAGGAACAAAGTTAGATTTCTTGGTTGATATAGGTTCATTACAGAAAAAAGATATTAACGGAAAACCATACTACTCACACTCAAGTCAAAATAATTGGCAAATCCCATCCGCATTTAGAGGACAGTTAAGTGGATTATTCAACTCAGCAAAATTGGCAGGAATATTAGATTACGAAAAAGACGGTCAAAAATTTATTTTAAAGAAAGGACCTAATTTTGAAAAATTTAAAGAAGGTGGATTACAAGCGTTGTAATTATTTTTTAGATAATTTTCTTAAGTATAAGTAGAATCCAAAAAAAACTCCCGCAATACAATACAAGACGAAGTTGGCTTTCCATAAACTTCCTGTCCACAATATTAGACCATACTGAACGGCATCGAACCCAAAAGGATTGAAGAATAGTGCCAACATTAAAAATACTTGAGATAGATTGTCTTGAAACGTTCTTCTCCATGTTTTGTTTTTTACTGTCATCTTCCATATATAGGTATTAAAATTTTATAAGTCGGCGCTTTGTATTTTACTATAAATATACTATCTTTGTTTTATGAAAGTAATATTTTTAGACCACGATGGAGTGATATGTTTATCAACCGAGTGGGGAGGTCGGTTTAAGAAGCAAAAAGAATGGGGTGGTCGTAAATTATCTATGACTAATTCAGAAATGCCATTAGAATACCGTTTTGATAATTTCAATAAAAAGGCTATTAATGTACTTAATGAAATTATAGAAGAAACAGGTGCTGAAATTGTTGTATCTTCAGATTGGAAACGATGGGCAAATGTTGAAGAAATGGGAGAATATTACGAATCACAAGGAATCAATAAAAAACCAATCTCATTAACACCTAATTTAGGTCAATGTACTTGGTATAATGGTATGACGTGGATTTGGTCTCCAAGATGGGATTTAGAAATGACTCGTGTTATTGAGATTAAACAATATCTACATGACCATCCTGAAATTACTCATTGGGTTGCAATTGATGATTTAGATATGGGTAAAAATGGTGAGGATTGGAAAGATTGGGGACTTGATAATTTTGTATTAACACCAAGAGGAGCTGAAGGTATTAAACAATCAGGGATAAAAGAAAAAGTATTAAAATTTTTAAATGATTAATTTTAAAGAAATTTTAGAAAAAGAAGGACCAATGTTAAAATTTGAGGGTTTGGCACCTGAAGGTTTTGTATTAGTTCATGAAAAAACTTTAGAGGACTTAAAAGAGTTTGAAACTTGGAAAAGTTGGAAACACGACGAAATAACCATTAAAGAATTAAATAATAAGAACTTTGATATAAATTAATTTTTTAGTATATTTAAAGAAAATACTAACCGTTAAAATGAGTCACACGAATATCTTTAAGGTAATTCTTAATTTAAATTATATTGACCCAAATGAACCTATTGAGGAGACTCAATCAGAATGGGACGATTTCGGAGACATTATAAACTTTTAACGCACAATGGTCATGTTGGTGTAGCTGTCTGCAGCGGCGAACGAGTGCTAGCCTCTAGGTAAGAATCCCACCAACCTCTGACCATTTTTTTATTTATAAATTATGAAAAAACTATATAGAACTAACCCATCTGAATTTGCAGGTGTTTGTGGAGGACTTGGAAAATATTTCCAAATTGATGACTCAATCATTAGAATTTTATTTATTGTTCTTGCCTTTACACCATTTCCAATTGTAATGTCCTATTTATTGTTATGGTTGGTCATACCAAAAGAACCGAAAATATATGAGTAAAGTATTAGTTAAACGACACATAGCAAAATCAATTTCCTATAGAATAGTAGGAACATTACAAACAGTAATATTAGGATATCTATTTACAGGTAGTTTTAAAATAGCATCAACCATAGGGGCCATTGAATTAGGTATTAAACCATTGTTGTATTTTTTACATGAAAGAGTATGGTATAAATGGATTAAGTTTGGTATTGTTGGGGACAAACCTAAAAAAGAGGTTGTAGAGACACCTTTAGTGGAATCAACATTATTAACTGGTTTACCTGAAGAAACCCAAAATAAAATTAAAAGATTAAGTTATACTAAAAGAACCGACTAACCGTCGGTTTTTTTTATTTAAAACAAAGTATTTATGTTTATGAGTATAGTACGAAGAATAAACGAAACATATGATGTTATTTCTAATATAAACGAAGAATTTAAAAAAGACGTTATATTAGAAGCAGATGATGTTTACGATAATGTAGATTTTAAAGACAGAGTTGTAGGGTCTTCTACACCATCTAAAGATAATATCAATATAAGTTTATTACAAGATATTCAAACCGCAGCAAAAGAGGCTGGCGTTAAAGTAGACATTACCACAGCGGTTAGTGGTCACGATAAAGGTACAAGACATGAATCAGGTAATGCCGTTGATATTGCAATTATAAATGGTAAGGCTGTTAGTTCTTCAAATAGAACAGACGCCGAAAAACTTGTAAATGCATTAGTGTCTATGGGATACACTAAAAATGTTGAATCAGGTAATGAAAAGGCGGTTTTAACCTTTGGGTTTCCAGGTCACGATAACCATGTTCATGTATCAAATAAAGGTAATTCAACGTCAACACCTCAACAATCATCAACAAAAAGTACAACTACTAATAATTCTAGTGACGAAGGAGAATCAACATCAGATTACGATAATAAAGGAGCGGTTGATTTTGCAAGACAAGTTGGGGGTGAGTTGTTAAAAGCTTACGGTATTAAAGAAGAAAGAATTTATTCTAGTTTTGGACATAACCCACAATCAAGACATGGTTCAATTGTAATTCCAAAAGAAAATAATTCAAAAATTAAAAGCCCTGTTGATGGTATAATAAGCGGTACAATTTATAATTCAAGTTGTGACAATCAAATTGTAATTAAATTTGATAATGAAGGTGAAATTAGTTATTTAGAATATTGCGGAATAAGCTCACCTTATGTTAGAAACGGTGAACGTGTTAGTAAAGGAACAACTTTAGGTTCAACAGACTCAGATGTTCGAGTAAATCAATATAATTCAACTAGAGATAGAGAACACATCAATACCGACAGAGAAAAAAAATTAAAAGAAAAATCTAAAAAAGATAAAGGTGGGGACAAAGACAAAAAACAAGATATGGATTTGTCAGGTAAAAATGAATATTCTAAACTTCTAATTAAAGGATACCGAGATTTTAAAAATTCATTTAAAAGAAAAGACCCAAAGAAAATAAAAGAAGATATTGATAGAATCAAAAAGTTATTATAACAAAAAAACCCATCATAAGATGGGTTTTTTATTTTACAGGAAGTTATAATTATTTAACTTCTTCAAGTTTAACTGTGTCCGCTGAGATTTTAGCAGTTGTTGAATCTGCTGATACTGCTGTTGAGTCGATTGATACTGCTGTTGAGTCTGTTTTAACTTCAGTTGAAGTTCCGTTTCCACATGATGCTAATGCTACGATTGCAAATAATGCTACGATTTGTTTCATAATTGTTTTGTTTGTTTTTTTTATAAATTTAATTGTTAATTTCGGTGAATTATAAATATAAGATACTTTTGTGTTTTGTCAAATTAATTTAAGGGATTTATACCGTATGCTCAATTTGAACTCTGATACAATTTTGAGGTAAGTGATTGATGTGACGGTAGTTATTAATGTACCCCATCATATTACCACTACCAATTGCATTTGCTGAGTGTACCACAACATCTACAACAGGTTGACCGTCCATCCATTGTTCTACCAACCATTTAGTACAATCCATTCCTGTTTTTTCGGTAATGTTATCATAGTTCAATTCGTAGTTGTGGTAAACATTTTTATGCCATTCTTTCATGGCAGTATCTCCCAAATCATGGTCTAAAGAAATCATATTAATGTTCTCTAACCCAATCTCGGTAATTTTTTCCACAAACTCATCGTAAGAACGAACAATAACCCATTGGTCCTTTTCTACAGGAGTTCTTACGTCGTCTAAATATATTCTTTTTTTCATACTATAATTCTTTTTACTAATTCTTTTCAAAACACAATTTTAATAATTAATTACCAACTTTCCAAGCGAAGTTTAAAATCTTTCTTTTTTTAGTTGCATCTTCAGTGTTACCAATTACAACACCATCTTTAATTGTAAATGCATGTCTATTAACACACATTACATAAGTCCCTTTTGGGTATTTTTTAATAAAGGTACCTACAGTCATTTTACGATTAACTTTTTCACCTTTTACAGTAACCGTGTAATCAAGGGTGTTAAAAGATGAGTATTCAACTGGTCTGCCCATTTGTTTACAACATTTACGACCAATACGAGTACGGTCTTTTGCAAATTTATTCATACCAGGGATGAATCCAAAAGTACCTTGTTTTGGTTTACGTCCAAATTTATCGGCAACAAATTTATGCGCTTTGTCATAATCAATCTCAAATGCCGATGCAATTGCACGAACAACACAATCATTAGTTTCACTTTTGGCAATCGCAGATTCACTATAACCTTTAATCGCCTCTGATGTCTTACAATATGGTAGTTGATTTTTCATAGAACAAATATACTGATAATATTTGAGTTGGCAAAATAAAATGTGCGGAAAGTGAGGGGCTCGAACCCTCGCGACTTTGACATCCTACCTGTTTAGCAAACAGGCCCCTTCACCAACTTGGGTAACTTTCCTATTTTTTAAAATACCAGGTCGCAAACTTTTCTTCCGTGGTATTAATTTTATATCCTTTATTGTTTGCAAATTCAATAACTGCTGAATTTACACCATACTTTCCAAGATATAAATTTTCATAATAAACATCAACATTCTTATCATCATCAGGTTTAAAGTTATCTAACCAATCATGACCTGAGAATAGTCCTCCTTTTTTTAATTTTGACCACCAACATTCAAGGTCTTTTTTAACTTCAAGATATGAATGATTTCCGTCAATATATATAAAATCAAAATGTTCGTCAGGAAAGAATTTTGATGCAATATCCGATTTATTTTTAACAACTAAAACTCTATCGTCAAATTCCTTAATATTTTCTTTAAACACTGAAAACACTTCATTGAAATTTTTAAAGTTACATGGTTCATTATAATTATGAATTTCTTGATTATCCCAATAATCAACACACACCAGTTTACCGTCCCAATTTTTTAAAATATTACAAGCGTTTTCGCCGTATTCTACTCCAATTTCAACACCAATATTATACCCATTAGTTTTTAAAAATAATGGTAATTCATTTCTGTGTTTCATTATAACATTTGTGATATCATATAAGATAATTTATATCCTGTAAACGCACCCAATGCAGATGGGATTGGGAATACAATTAACTTACCTAAATGTGTAACATATTTTGGTCGGTTAACAATCCTACCCATAAATAAATAATATGTTATATAACCAAGTAATACACCAATATCAATACGAGTTGAAATAAAAACTACAAGTATTGCACCCAAAAAACCAAAAATAAAATTATCTCGAACACCCTCCCAAATTTCAGAAGTTGTGGCATCTTTATACTCTTTAACAATTTTTTTAATTGTAACCTTTTCATTTTTCATAATCATTTTTTTTGTCGGAAAGGAAGGAATTGAACCTTCGACCTTTTGTGTATAAGACAACTGCTCTCACCACCTGAGCTACATTCCGTTTAAATATAAAAAAAATCCCCCTGATTTTCAACTCAGAGGGATTATTAATAATAATAAATTTTAATATTATTTTAAGAACCTTAATTTATATAACGTACTATAAATTAATTCTTGAATTGTGTCAATTTGATTTTGGATAAAAGATTCTTTAACTGCTTTTCTGTTTTTTTCAATATTATCATCTAACCCTTTAAAGTAAGATATCAGTTGTTCTGTTGATTTATAATCAACCATTTTGATGGTTTTATAACCAGTCAATAAATCGTGTTTTCCTTGGAAACTTTCAACGATTCCGTCTATCAATTCACCTATCTCTTCATAATATCCACCTAACGCCATATGCTCAGCAAATGATGATTGTGATTTTGTTTGCCAATGAAATACATGAACTTGACTTCTTGAGTGAAGTAAAGTTGAAATCATATCAACAATATCAGCTGTTTCGGTTGACCCTTTTTTCTCAGCTTCATTCAATTGTATTACTTTAAACAATTGTTCTTTTGTTAGCGTTACTCTTTTTTCCATGTCAATAAATATACAAGTATTTGGAAATGTTGTGATGGAAGGAATTGAACCTTCGACTTCTTGGATATGAATCAAGTGTTCTACCACTGAACTACATCACAATATGTGGTTTTGGAAGGATTCGAACCCTCACTCTGAAATCCGTAGTTTCATGTGCTGTCCATTACACCACAAAACCATTGTTGCCCCTCAAGGATTCGAACCTCAACCGTCTGGACCAAAACCAGATGTCCTGCCGTTAGACGAAAGGGCAATTTAGTGGGAGTAGTAGGACTCGAACCTACGAACTCTTAGAGGGCTGATTTACAGTCAGCTGCACTTGCCGCTATGCGATACTCCCAAATAAGGAAAAGAGAAGATGGTTCAGTGGACATCTCTTTTTACAATTAGCGTTACTCTGACAGTTAAAACTCCCCCATAACTACGAACTACTGACACGTTAACGTTACGGACTTCCCTAATCAACCTTAGCACGCCTGAGAGGACTCGAACCTCTGACTCCTAGTTTTGGAGACTAGAGCTCTACCAACTGAGCTACAGACGTGTATTATTGAGGTCGGTATAGGAATTGAACCTATGTTGATAGTTTTGCAGACTATCGCCTAAACCACTCGGCCAACCGACCTTTTAGTGTCCCCGATGGGTCTCGAACCCATGACCCCTAAATTAAAAGTTTAGTGCTCTAAACCAACTGAGCTACGAAGACATTAAGTTGTCACAGATGGACTCGAACCATCGACCTTCTCGGTATCAGCGAGATGCTCTAACCAACTGAGCTATGAGACAATAAAAAGTAAAGTATGACGTATGCTCGTCCTGTAGTTGTTTCCATCCGCGGACTCACGGTTCTCTTTACTTGGCGGTGAGAGTAGGATTCGAACCCACGGTACCCTTTCAGGTACTTCGGTTTTCAAGACCGACGCAATCGACCAACTCTGCCATCTCACCATAATATAGTGTTTTGGTCAACCACTCGCATCCCACCAATTTATTGTATCAAACTTTCTGTAGTGCAAACGATTAACTCTCCTACTACTCATTTTCAACTCACTTGCCTAAGCCTTGTCCGTTGTAAACACTTTTGGGTAACTAACGGGAATCGAACCCGTGACACCTTGAACCACAATCAAGTGCTCTGCCAACTGAGCTATAGCTACCATGTTGTCGTCCAATCATTTCTGACTGTCCCCAATACCGAATTTCAGCGGCAACTCACCAATTTCGTGAGGGGTTAGAACTCGTGTGTTAACTTGCTCCTGTTACTGGTACACTAACCAACCGACTTAGACTCAAGTAATCGGCTCAGGTCCCCATGGTTGTAAAACCACTTCTCATCGTTCGGGAGCAAACTAGTCGTATACTACTCGACTCGTGTAGTCAAGGTCGGACTCGAACCGAATACCGTTCAAGACGGATTAGACAACCTTACAACTTCTCGCGTCCAAATGATTATGGACCGTGGCGTCTTGGGGACTTGGGTACCATCCCGCATTACGTCCACTTGACTATTTACCCCACTTCACCAGCTTAATGGACTGGCTGCCATATGGGAGTGGGGGTTTCCTGTTATTTCAGGACTCCGTGGAACGGGGCGGAATTGAACCGCCGACACCTTGAGCTTCAATCAAGTGCTCTACCTACTGAGCTACCGTTCCTTATTCTTTCCAGTTTCCCTCCTTGTAATGGATTTCTCTATGACAATTCGCACAAACTGGTATACATTTTTCCAATTCTTCTTTTAATAACCTCAAAGAACCTCTTTTTACTAAAGTTGAAATACGCTCTCTTTTATCTCTAATATGGTGAAAATCTAACACATACCAACGTTCATCACCACAAATAGAACATTTACACTTTTTTTTATAATCAAATAAGAACTCTTTAACTTCTTTATTTGTTTTTAGTGCGGTTTTTCTAATCTTTGTTTTTCTGTCGTTTTTATTTTGAGAGTAACTATCTCTATCTAACTGTCTTTTACATTCTTTACACATACTGTGTAAAATATTTTTTTCTTTATTCTTAAAGAAAAACTCACTTTCATCTTTTTCAATTAAACATCTTCCACATTTTTTCATAATAATCTTTTATTATAAATATCTCAAAAGGACTGAAAAGTTAAAAAAGTTTTCAGTTTTTTGTGGTGAGAGCAAGAATCGAACTTGCGGCACGTAGGGCTTCAACCTACTGCTCTACCTACTGAGCTATCACACCAAATTTGAGATTGAGAACCTCTGTGTTGTTAGGTAAGACCCAATTAGTCATCATTTCTGATGGGTTATCAATTATCCTACTTATGGTTAATTCCTTTCTCACAGGAACAACACGGCTTTGAGGTTGAGAACCTCTGTGTTGTGCAAATGTGAATATACCCCATTATAAAGTTTATATTCACATCTGACTATTTCATTCCTTTCTCACGGGAACAACACAATATTGTTGATAATGATGGAGTACCCGTCTCGCTCCAATCTTAACAGCTTTCCTGAGTTTTATGAGGCCTCGGCTGAAAGGGTGATGAATTCCGATTCCATTCTGGATTGTCGACATCCGTTGAGTGGGGAAAACCATTATCAATTTCTTTATTGACGGGGAGTAAGTCACCAACCACTAATACTTACTCCCCACCTTCTGTAGTCCGTACGGGAATCGAACCCGTCTTTTATCCGTGAAAGGGATATGTCCTAACCGATAGACGAACGGACCAAATTGGTAGTTTTACTCGGACTATTACACCATCGCGGTCTTTACTCCGACTATTATCTACCTTGTAGTCCCTGTAGGATTCGAACCTACGACTTCTTGCATGTAAGGCAAGAGCTCTACCACTGAGCTAAAGGACTGTATTTTTTTACCAACATGTCAAAGACCTCTTTTTGTTTCTTTCAACAGTACAAAGATACTACTTTTTTTTGAACCGCCAAACCTAAAAACAAAAAACCCCAAACTTTTCTACAAAGTTCGGGGTTTAAATATTCTGTTACTACTAACTTACTATTAACCTAAATCTAATTCCGAACCACAATTTTGCCCATGACGATACCAGCTACAAATCTCTTGTTGCTTAAACGACGATATATGGACCATTGTTGTTCTCATTGTTTATAATTATACACAATATACTAAAAGTTTTAGTTTTGTCAAATAAATTTTTTAAAGTATTTATAAAAAGATGAAAACATTAAGACAAATTATTAAAGAAGAGTTATTAGTTGAGAAAAGAATTGCCCAAATAGGAGCTTCTTTAGAAGTTTTATTTTCATTTGATGTTAATAGAACATCTCACGCATTTGATAGAGCGGTTAGAGATGATATTATAGGTTATAATACAAGACCAATTGTAAATGCTGAAATCAAAGAGATTATTAGTATGGCAAAAAATGAAATCGCACAAAAAATAGTTAGCCAAGAAATTAAAACAGAAGAACCATTTGTAGTTAAATCTTTAAAATGGGAATTGGCAATGGCAATTACTCCTGTTCATATATCAGGGACTTATTGGGAATTAATTATTAAAACTGTGTTTAGAGAATCTAAATATGACCCGTTTAGAGTTGGTAAAGACCAATTAGTTATTACTTTACAAGACGTATAAAAAAAAGGGTAACACTAGTATCTGAATCGTTCCCGTGTCACCCATTTTGTAATTGAGCTTGTGTATCTAAATCGTGCTCCTCAATCACAGTACAAAGATAAGCAAAAATTTTAATTCACAAAATTATTTTTAATAATTTATTTGATGGTCCTGTTTAATAGTCATACTCTGGCCAACAATAACATTTCTTTTACCTTTTGTCACTGAGTTAACATAATGAGGATGGGTTAACCCACCTGGAAATATAACAATATCTCCTTCGTTTAGACGATATTGTACATTTTGTCTTGGGAATACCAACTCACCACCTTCATAATCATTATCCAATCCTCCAACCATTGTTATATTACTAAAATCCCAATGAACTGATTGTGAACCTCCCGCATATGTTTCAGGAGAATAGTATAACATATATAAATCTCTCCATATTGTTTTAACATATTCTTTTAAAGATTTGATGGTTTCATAATTAACATTAAACCCAACATTATTTTCAACATCATAGATTTTAAAGTATTCTTCAAGATAATTGTTTTCAATTTTTAAAAACCAAAAATCATTTATTTTGTGAAATAAACTCATATCTAACTTATCAATATCAATCCTTATTTGAGTGTCATTACCTCTAAGTTTTAATAATTCAGAAATAATGTCTTTAGGTATGATTCTTTCAAAAACAAAAATATCAGTATCTATTTTAATCATATACTGTCTTGAATATTAAAATTAATTACACATCTATGACTTTTACCATAAAATGGTTTAACTGAATGTACAATATCGTATGGCCAAATAATCAACATACCTTTTTTTGGTCTAAGAAAATGTGACATACCTCTAACATGGAATGTAAATACACCACTATATGGATGGTCAGCAATTGGTTCACCGTCAGACAAATAATATCCTCCAACAAAATTTAAAGGAGTTTCTTCGTCAGGAGACCAACGACAATGATTATGTTGATTATGACCTCGACCTTCAGTTGGGTTATAATATTGAATCCAACTTTCTGTTATATTTGGATTATTGTTGTTTTTTAGTCCTAATGAATTAATTAACTCCAAATAACCGTCCTCACACCTTTTCTTAATTGTTTTAACACATTGTTCATCTCTATTAAGAAAGTCGTTTGGCGGTGTCCAAAAACGACTACCAATTGGGTTATACTCTGTAGGCTCAACCCACATGTCCCTTCTGTCGTAGTTTACAAAATAATTTGATTGTCTTTCCAAATCGTATTGCTCAGGTAATTCCTGACCCATTAATTTTTGTTGAGTACTTAAAGTATTGAATCCCAAATTAAAAACCTCATCATGTAATTCATGGTCATCAAAAATCTTCATGTATACAGGAATTGGAGCAAGGTGAAATATATTGCTCTGATTTGTTGAAACTAAAGGTGACTGTACATACATATTTACATTTTTTTGTACCCCAAGTCGGACTCGAACCGACACGTCATAAGACAAATGCTCCTAAGGCATTCGCGGCTACCATTACGCCATCGGGGTATATATCATTATCGCTTCAGCCACATCGAGGAACACGCCTCCCCCGCGTTGTTTAAGTGTATAACTTGCGCCGTATCTCACTGAGGTACGATAATGATATTGTATCCCCGACAGGATTCGAACCTGTGACCTACTGCTTAGAAGGCAGTTGCTCTATCCAGCTGAGCTACGGAGACATTTTATTTTGTACCTGGGGCGGGAATCGAACCCGCACGGACATTACTGTCCACAAGATTTTAAGTCTTGCGTGGCTACCGATTACACCACCCAGGCGAATACATTTAAGAACTATGGTACAAATATAATAGATAAAATTGATTGCTACAAGCTATAGTGCAAAACTTTCTTCATATAATGTATCCATCGCATCTTCTTCAACATTTATTGTGTGGTATAATGTGACAGTTCCATCATTGAAATTAAAAATGAATTTACCGTCAGAGCCCTCATTGATTTCCCATCCGCCAAAATTACTTTCAAGTACTCTATAACACCAATCCTCAATATGAGCAGGTACTGCGTCTCCTGTTGGTTCAAAAGAACTTTCAATATAACCTGAGTCACCACCACCATTATATGGTAATTCTAAAATACCGTCGTTTGGTACCTCAACATCAGAAAATAACCCCTCATCATCCCATTCTTTAAATCTTTCTTTATCATCTGTAGAGTCAAATTCAATTACGTTTTCACCTCCTCTATCATAATAACCCCAATAATGTGAAATTGAAATTTCTTTATCGTCAACATCAATATTGATTTCAAGTTTTTGATAATTCATCATATCAATATCAGGGACAGTAAAAAGATTATCCTCATCAACGTGATTGATTAATTTTTTCAAAATAGGTATTAATCCGTCAGGGATGTCTGCAGAATAATTGTTCGCAAAATGTGTGATGTATTTCCATTGAACCTCCTGAGCACTAAAATCATATGCTTCACTCTCAAGTTCAAATTCAATTAAACCATCTTTCATACCCAAAGAACCCAAGTAATTACAAACTCGGTTTAAGTATTTTTTTTCGTCTGTTGTTAAAATATTTTTCATATCAATAAATATCAATCTTCAATTTTAAGGGTCCTCAACATCCATTGAGGTCGTTTATTTTCTGAAATATTAGTCACCCATTCTTTTGCAGATGGGATATAATTATTACAATCTTCTTTAACATGTTGTTCTCCAACATATCTTGTGTATACTATCTTACCATCACTATTTAAAAATTCAGGACCAAACCTTTTTTCCATTTCAAAAATACCTTCACTATGATGTCTAAACATTCTATGTAAAGAATCTCCAAACCATCCTTTAGTTTCATCCATCCATTCGTGTAAATGAATATAATCTTCTGGTTTTCCACCAAACTTTTTGGCGGATGATTTTGCGTGTAAATTAGGGTGTGCCATCTTTCCAATAATCTTTATTATAATTATATTTTTTAAATTGACTTTCAGTCCTTGAATAAACAAAATCAGCTAACTCTTGACTGTAAAATGATTGCCAAGGAATTTCAATACCATGTTCAAATTTAAATGAATTTTTTCTTATTTTGTTTTCAAAACAATCTTCAAGTAATTCCATATTATTTTTAATGAACCACATATTTTTTAAATCTGATTCTAAAAATTCTGTCCTAAGATAAGCGTCAGGTTCTTTTGGTATTTCACTTAACGAATGGTCTAAATAAACTGTATAGTAATTTAAATGTTCATTTTGTTTATCTAACGCGCTTTTAATCCATGATGGAAAAACTTCAATATCAAAACTGATTTGTTTATGAATACAAAATAATTTAAATAAAGAAACTAATCTAGGATATGGGTGTCTAATATTTACCACTAAAAAGTAATTCTCTTTATCCTTTCTAACAATTAACCCATGGTTATCATTTAAATTTGAAAATTTTAATAATTTTTGGATTTCACCACATGACCTAGATGCAGTTCTCATTGGATTTAACCAAACAACTTTTAATTCGTCATTATATCTCATAGTGGAGCTAGTGAGAATCGAACTCACCTCAGAAACATTGCAAGTGTTTCTCGCCAAGCCTTGGTACATGTAACCCCTTGTTGAGCCTCCTGTCGGAATCGAACCAACGACCTACTGATTACAAATCAGTTGCTCTACCAGCTGAGCTAAGGAGGCATTGTAGTGGACGCAAGCTCATCACTTGCTCATGGGCTTCCACCGAGCCCCTTTTGCGGTCCCACGGAGAATCGAACTCCGAACTCAGCCGTGACAGGGCTGCATTATAGCCGTTTAACTATGAGACCAATTGTCCCCACCTGAGATTATAGTGAGTAGATTTTAACGGTTTTTTCGTCTTGAAAAAACATATCCCCTATTATCGTGTACAACCCCAAATAGGTTAACCGTAAGATAGGTCTTTTTCATTAGTGTCTTACCACATAAAAAAAGTCAAACATACTCGGTGGGTTTGTTAAGTCCATTCTCCGAGAACCCCCTCTATAAAGTCGTGGAAGGCTACAACTATACCATTCTTAAGTAACGGTACCAAAACTATTGGGTATCTCTTACCCTTTGAGCGAATGAGAGGAATCGAACCTCCGTCTCCTACTTGGAAGGAAGGAGTAATGACCATTATACGACATTCGCAATTGCGTCCCCTCAAGGATTCGAACCTTGGACCTATTCGTTAACAGCGAATTGCTCTACCGCTGAGCTAAAAAGACGATTGTCGGGGTGGCAGGATTTGAACCTACGACCTCTTGGTCCCAAACCAAGCGCGATACCGAGCTACGCTACACCCCGTCTATTTTTATTTTCCCATAAACCAAAGAACACTACAAAGGTAATCAAAAAACCTTATAAAACAAAAAACCCTGAACTTTATGTGTTCAGGGTTTTTAAATTTGGCTTCATTACTACCATTATTTAACATCTGAACACGAGCATAGATTCCCTGTACCGTCGTTTGTCGGTGCTAAAGCTAATCTATTAAGCGTGTTTAATGTTGTCATAATGTTATAAATAGTAATAAAAATTAAAAAATCAAACCCTAAAGGTATTTTTTAAACAAATCTTGTAAAATTTTATCATCTTCTTGAGATATACGATAATAAGATTCACTTAATTTATTCATTTTTTCAAGGAATTCTTCCTCTAAATTTCCTCGACGAACTTCAGTCGTATTACGAACTGTTTGAGGTAGATGTCCCGCATCAATTAACTCATCAATAAGTTCTTTAATTTCGTTTTTGCTGCATTCTGAGACAAACTCATAAGGTTCAACCTCAACATAACTGGTAAAATCTGGCATAGTTTATTTATTTAAAATGTTAAAAATTTTTCTTTGAGTTATTCGTTGTCGTAATCTTCCTCATAACTTTCAATTTTGTCCTCAACGTATTTACGAATTTTTCTCATGTTATCCAATAATTCCAATCTTAGTTTATGGAACTCTTCATCTTTGATTTCCTCAAATGAGCTGTAATGTTCAAAACAATAATCCATACCTTCATCTCTCATTCGGTAATCTACCGCTCGCCAATTTTCTAATTCTTCTTCTGTCATAAATTTTCTTTTTCTAATTTTCTTTCTAAACCTGAAATAATATAAGACGCTGTCATGTAATTTGTTGCAAGTGGTGTATTATACACATTACAAATTCTTAATAACATATTAACATCCACTTGGTGGGGATGAACCTCCAACGGGTCGATAAAAAACACAACACCTGAAATTTCACCATCAGCAATCATTGACGCAATTTGAGCATCACCACCAAGTGGACCCGATTTCATACATTGAACATCTAATCCAGCATGTTCAATATGTCTTCCTGTTGTTCCTGTCGCAATAACGTCAACTTTTTTAAAGAAGTCCAATCTTTTCATAATGAAAGCAACCATATCGGCTTTCTTACCATCATGAGCAATAACAGCAATTTTCATTTTTTTATTCATTTGTGGACCAGCCTGGGCTCGAACCAGGGACCTACGCATTATGAGTGCGGTGCTCTAACCAACTGAGCTACAAGTCCGATTTTATTTTAAAACAATATTAAGTCTCCCAAATTATTGTCATATTCATCATCCCAATTACAAGATAATTCATTATCTAATCCATCCATTAAAGTTACATCAAACTCTTTTATATCTTCCAACTCTTCAGTTGTGTACGTAAATTTTTCTTTAGGGTCATTTTTCATAGCACAAATATAGTAAGAATTTTTAGTTTTCAAAAGTTTTTTAAGATATTTATAAGAGACGATAATAGACAAAATAAAATTGTGTCTTTTGGAAATTGAGAACAACGGTGTGATGAGAAGTGGAAAATCTCGAACCATAAACAACAACTAAATCAAGGTATATTTAAAAAGGGGTGAAATAATTTCGTCCCTTTTTTTTGTTTTATACTCAAAATAACCTATTCTTGTGAAAAGAGGTAAATATGAATAATGTATTAGTATTAAATTACGATTATACCCCGTTAAATGTAACGAGCACAAGAAGAGGGTTTATATTGGTTGATAAGGGAAAGGCTGAAATTGTAAAATCAGATGAAAATCCAATATATGCAGGTTATACCACCTATATAAGACCACTTATTATTAGATTGTTAAGTTACATCAAATTCAATAGAAAATCAACAAGGGTTAACAGAGCAAGGATTTATAAAAGGGATAACTACGAGTGTGTTTATTGTGAATCAAAAAAACAATTAACATTAGACCATGTAATTCCAAAATCCAGAGGTGGAGGTAATGAGTGGACTAATCTTGTAACCTCATGTTTTAAATGTAACCTTAGAAAAGGTAATAGAACTCCTGAAGAAGCAAATATGGTAATGAAGAAAAAACCATACGTACCATCAATGATGAATGAAAATGTTGCGTTAAATAAAGCGTGGGATGATTATCAAAAATCATTTGTTTCTTAAAAAAAATTATTAGATTTTATTAAATGAATTTTATGAAAAGAGAAACAAAATTAGAAATTGGATTGATATTAACAATCTTATTATGTATTTCTTTAGGTGTTCAATATGGTAATGAGGGGAACAAAAGAATTAAACTTGAAAATTCCGTGATTGAAAACCGAATTATTATTGATAGTTTGAACGATGAGTTATTTAACACAAGTGTTGAATTATCAAGACATGAATTGACTTTGGATACAATTCTAAAAAAATATCCAAAAATAAACAAAGAATACGAAGAGTATTATAATCACGAAACAGAATAAAATGGAAGAAAATCATTTAAACCCAAACGAAGAAGGTTATCAAGATAACCCACAAGACTTACTTAACTCATCAATGTTATTTGCAAGAGCTTTAGGATTAATTTTTAAAGAAAATGAAGGTATCGTTGTTGACGTTAAAGGTGATGTTATGTTAGCGGATGATGTTAAAAAAGTAATCATCTTTAAACAAAACAATCAAATCCACATTTTTAAATGTGAAGAAGATGTTGAAGAAGGAATGGCGGTTAATTTAGGTCCAAACACCGAAGAAACTCAAGAACCTGAAATAACACAAGAATAAATTTTAAATTAATATTATTGAATGAGGACATTAGGATTTTCTGTTGGACACGATAAAGGTGCCGTTATTATTGAAAACGGTAAAGTCGTTGTTGGTATAACACAAGAACGATTATCAAGGATAAAACATGACGGTGCATATCAAGGAGGAAAACTTCCTTATGAATCAATCATTTATTGTTTAAATTATTTGGGTATTACTATAAAAGATATTGATTCTTTTGTTTATAGTACTACAGAGCTTAAAGATGATGTTGAGGAACAGTTTAAAATTTATTTTGGTGATAGACCTTTTAATCTTAAATTTATTCCTCACCATTTAGCTCACGCCTATTCAAGCTTTTTTAGTTCAGGATTTGAAGATGCTGCGGTTATAGTTGCAGACGCATCAGGTAGTATTTTAAATCATTTAAATAAATTACCTAATTGGTATCCTGATTTTGAGACTAAAAATTTGGACCTAAATGAAGATTGGACAGAGGGGATATCAATTTATCATCTAACCAAAAAAACATTTAAAGAAGTTTATAAAAAATGGATAAAATATCCAGTTCCATTAGAAACTGATGATGATGTTTCTGTCGGTACATTATATTCCGAAGGTTCATTACAATTAATATACGAACCAAATGAACATACTTGGCCTGCAGGTAAACTAATGGGATTAGCGTCTTACGCTAATCAAGATATTGTAAATGAGGCACCTCACTATATTGTTGAAAAAGATGGTGATATTTTTATTCCAAATAGAAGAATTTACCCTAAAGTAACATATAATTCCGATTTTTATTCAAAAGCTTGTGTTGCTGGGATTTACCAACGAGAACAAGAAAGAGTTTCTTTAATGTTAGGAAAAAAAGCGAAAGAGTTGACTAAATCAAAAAATGTTTGTGTTGCTGGAGGTTCATTTTTAAATTGTAATTCAAATGAACAAATATTAAATTCAGGTCTTTTTGATAATTCATATTTTGTACCTCCTGCCGATGATAGTGGAATTCCTTTAGGGTGTGCTTGGTTTGCATACCAAGAATTAATGGATATCAAAGAAACTGAAATGTTTAGTCCGTATATCGGTAAACCATATTCAAGAATTGAAGTTATTGAAGCCCTAAACAAACACAATATTTTAAACTATAAAGAATATAATGACATACATGAATTAATTGATGGTATTACTGATGAATTATCTCAAAATAGAGTTATTGGGTGGTTTCAAGGAGGTTCAGAAATAGGTCCAAGAGCGTTAGGTAATCGTTCAATATTAGCATCACCAATCAATTCTTGGATGACAGGACATATAAATGCTGATATTAAGAAAAGAGAGTGGTATAGACCATTCGCGCCTGCAGTGTTATTTGACCATCAAAAAGATATTTTTGTATCGGATGTATATTCACCTTATATGATGGTAACAACAACTGTAAAGGAAGATTGGAGAACTAAAATACCAGCGGTAACTCACATTGATTATTCTGCAAGACATCAATCTGTAACTGAAGCAAGTAATTATAATTTCTATAAATTAATTGAAAGTTTTTATATTAAAACTGGTGTTCCTGTTTTACTTAACACAAGTTTTAACGGTCCAAAAGAACCTATTGTTGAAAGTCCTTATGATGCAATAAACACATTTCTAAATTGCGGTTTAGATTTTTTAGTAATAAATAATTTTGTAATAAGTAAAAATTAACTATGAGTTCCATTTATGGTTTTTTTGCAGGCTCACATAGTCCAGTTGTCTCATTAGTAAAAGACGGGGAAATAGTGTCTTGTATAGAAGAAGAAAGAATGACACGAATAAAGTCAGGAGATAATTATGACGCTTACCCCGAATTATCCTCAGATATAATCCAAAAATTTACGAAATTAAATATTGAAGATTCTGACTTTAAAGTTTTTGCCCAACCGACACCAGATAAATTTGCAAGTAGAATAACAGGTGGTGATTATGAAAAAGTAAGTCACCATGATTCTCATTGTTACGGAGTTTATTACACAAGTGGTATGGAAGGAAAAGTTATGACCATATCATATGATGGTGGTGGTGACTTTTCTGTTATGAAAATTTATTTGTGTGAGGACGGTAAAATGACTTTATTAAAGGATGATAGAATATCGGAATTTGGTAGTCTATCTCATTTATGGGGATTTAGTACTTCAGGTATTATGGGTTATGACAAATACGATGAAGGTGTTTGGAAAATGTGTAAGGACGAAGGTAAACTAATGGGTATGGCTCCAAATGGTCGTTTTGACAAAGACATTTATAATATGTTAAATTCTTGTATTGATTATGAAAATTTAAGATTTTTTCCATCTGGTACCGCAACAAAAACTAAATTTTTAATTGATTCAATGTACCGAAAAGGGTACTTCAACACTCAAGAAAAAAGAGAGATTTTTTCATATAACTTACAAAAGTTAACTGAGGATTTATTTTTAAAATTCTTAAATGATTTACACCAAATCTACCCTGACTATAAACAATTATGTTTTGCAGGGGGATTATTTGCAAATGTTAAATTAAACCAAAAAATAAACGAACTTGATTGGGTAGATGAAATGTTTGTATTTCCTGCAATGGGAGATGAAGGATTATCATTAGGTGCATGTATCTATAAATCAGTACAGTTAGGTGAATGGACAAAACCTAAACGACTTGAAAACTCTTATTTAGGGTTAAAATATACTAACTTGGATGTTGAGAGGGTTTCTGAACATTATTCATTTAATAAAAAACTTTACGTACCAAGTGAAATTGCTCACGATTTGAATGATGGTAAAATAATTGGATGGTTTAAAGATGGTTTTGAATATGGTCCTAGAGCTTTAGGAGCTAGAAGTATATTAGTAAGACCAACTGATGTTGGAGCTCATTCGGTTTTAAATAAAAGATTAAAACGAAACGATGTGATGCCATTTGCACCTATTATAATGGATGAACATTTTGAAAATGTTTTTGAATATTCTAAATCAAAATATTCTGCAGAATTTATGACAATTTGTTACCCAACTAAAGAATCTTGGATTAATAAAATACCTGCTGTAATTCAAAAATCAGATAAAACCGCAAGACCTCAAGTTGTTAGAAAAGATAAATTACCTAAGTTTTGGGAAATACTTAATGAGTATTATAAAATATCAGGAATTCCTTTGTTATTAAACACATCGTTTAATTCTCACAATGAACCGATTATTGATAACCCAATTCATGCGTTTGAAAAATTAAAAGAAGGTATAATTGATAAATTAGTAATTGAAGATTATGTATATTACAATTAACGAAGAAAAAATATCAATAGATTTTAATCCAAGTATTCATGTTACGGTTTCAGGACCTGATGACTATTATTACATTGAATTAAGAGAGTTTAAAAAAAACGAAGATAAATCTTTATATGTTGAAGGTTTTAGTATTACCGATAAAGAACATATAAGTGGTAGAAAATTTTTTAATTGTCCTATTGATTTTTACTATGATTTTGAGGTAACAATTTATAAATATGTTGATAAAATAGGGTTAGTTAAAATCTATTCTCATCGTTTTAATGATAACGGTAAATTAGTGTTATTCAACCTTGATACTTTAGATTATGATGAGTGTTTATTATGGATAGACCGTATTAAAGAGTATCAATTTAAACATGGTTGTAAAATCGCGATAAACTCTCACTTTAACCATATAAATAAAAGGTTTGACACTTTTTATTATACAAACAATATAGATTACTACAAAACATACAATATTGGTAGGTTTCCAAAGGCTAGTCGTGATTGGAGAACTATTGACCCAAGAAAAGAAGGTCTTATTTGGTTTGGTAATTGGAAAACTTTTTGGTCTTACCAACATCCAAAACCTTTTAAAGAATTATCAAGTCAGGAAATTATTGACGATATTTTGGGACTTTAAAATATTTTACCTACATTTGTATCAAATAAAAATCAATATGAATATAGGACAAGAATTCCAAGACTATTATGTTAAACATTTAGGTAAAAGCTCGTTAGATTTACACTACGCAGCAAACCAAATTGAATCGTCAATGACCCCATACATTTTGGAGGAAAGAGAAATGAGGGTAACTCAAATGGACATCTTTTCAAGATTAATGAGAGACCGTTTGTTATGGGTTGCAGGTCCTGTTAATGACCACATGTCAACAATCGTACAGGCTCAATTAATGTTCTTAGATTCAACAGATAAAGCCGATATTACAATGCACATTGATTCACCTGGTGGAAGTGTTAAATCAGGGTTATCTATGGTTGATGTTATGGAATATATTTCTTGTGACATTAGGACAGTAAACACAGGTATGGCGGCTTCAATGGGTTCAGTTTTGTTAGGTGCGGGAACAAAAGGTAAACGTTCATCATTACGTTTCTCTAAGACAATGTTACACCAATCATCAGGAGGAGCTTATGGTAATATCCAAGACGCTCGTATTAATATGATTGAGTGGGAAAAAACTAATAAAATTCTTTTTGATTTGTTGGGGTCTTATTGTGGTAAAACTGCGGAACAAGTTACTTTAGATGCGACTCGTGATTTATGGTTAAGCGCTGATGAAGCTCTTGAGTATGGTATTATTGACGAGATTGTTAAAACAAAAAAGAAGGGTAATTAACCCTTCTTTTTTTGAGATTTTGGAACACCCCCTTTTGTTTTAGTTCTCATTTATATTCAGGAACCTTCACTCCATGAATTCCTTTAACCTATGCGGTTTTTAGTTTCTCCTTAACCTTTTCGGCGTTATCGGTAAATTTACCAAATAGTCCGCAAACAGTACTTTCCAATCCTTCTTCTATTTTTTGAATGAAGCTACTACTTTTTAAGGCTCCACCTAATGTATTTCTAATTAAACTATATCCTGCCCCTGTATAACCCTTTTCGGTTTGCATTGACATAACCATTGCTTCAACTACAGATTCCGCAACTAATTTTGTCATTAATTTACAATCACTGAAAGCTTTTATTACATCTGATGGTCTTGATGTTAAATACGAAACTATAAAATTTGAAATAAATCCTTCACCAAAAAGAGGTTTTACAATTTTGTGAATCATTGGTTCAAACATTGTTTGAGTTGCATTCCCAAAAAATCCACCAAATATTGATTTTAAAACTCCACTTAAATCTTGTTCTGAAATCAAACCACTTTCTTGTAAGTAAGAAAGTTCTTGTAATAAATTAAAACTTAATTTAAGTTTCTTATCCTCAGATAAGTTATTAAAATCTTCTTCAGTCTTAATGTTTTCAACTATCATAGAAAGTCTACTCTTGATTATTTTTTGTTCAATCAATTGTTTTTCTTTTTTTTCTTTAGTTTCAATTAAAGACTTTTTAATTTGTTTTTCTAACATAAATGTAAATTATTTTAATCTCCATTGAGCGTCATCACCATAAGACGATGGACCACCTGGTTTAACTCCTCTAAGAATATTTACATAATCATCAACTTTACTAAAAACTCCTCCCCATTGACCTTCAAATTGATTTGAACATGCTTGAACTTTTTCTTTCATAGCATTTAATGTGTTTGGTTCAATTTTCTTTTTAGTTTTAAATGCCATGTAATAAGCTTCAACCGCTGTTTTACAATCTGCCTTACTTTGTGGTGTTTGGTCAGTAACTGCGTCTTTAAATGCCGCTGTAATGTCAGCGTTATTAACTGTGTTTGGTGGGAAATACATATAAAAATCTTCAGAGAATAAACCTTCAGATTTTGGACTAACTAATTTTCTTGTCCAAGTTTTTGCTTGTTCTGCATCAACTTCACCTTCTAATTTAGCACCTTGAGCTTTCCATTTTTCAACAACTTTTTGTTGTCTCTCATCTAACGCTCCCGCAATACCTGCTCCTGAAATTCTTCTGTAAAGTGTAACGCCATTCACAACTTGTTTTTGATACATTTGCGGATTGTTAACATTTGCATCAGTATCGGTAATATCTTCTCTTTTTTTCCATCCACCCTCTTTTTGAGTTAAGTCAATGTTAGTTTGTGCGGTTTGTTGAGCTTGTGCTTGATTTGCTTGAGCCTGTGCCGCTTGTGATTGATTTGCTGCAATATTTGTCTGATTACATTCCCATTTGTTAGTTGCAGTTTGGAATGTTCCATCAGCACCAACAGTACCGTATGTAAAATCAACAAAGAAATATCTAAATTTTCCAGGATTTTTTGTGCTCTCCTGTTTAATTGCAAATTGTTTGTTTGGATTTTTTGAATTCATACGAACAACCACACCATTTTTAACACAACCACCATCAACAAACTCTTGTAATTTTTCTTGAGTTGTTTTAGGTTTTGGTGGTGCTGGTGTTCCCGCAGCGGGAGGATTAACCTGCTCTTTCAACGCTTGGTGCATTGAAAGTATTCTATTTGCTTCGTTTTCTTCTATTATAAATTTCATATTTTAAATTTTAAAAGTCTGTACTTGATGGGTCTGTAACTACAACTTCTCCACTAATTTCAGGTTTAGCCTTTTCACATATCGCATCAACATCAGCATCTTTGAATGTGGTATAACCTAATTCTTTAAGTTTTGTGTTGGTTGCTTTACCCCAAGCTCCGTCATCAGTAAGTCCAAGACACGCTTGTACTTTTTTAATCATTGGTGATTTACAGTATAACTTATATGTTCCACTACAATCGGTATAAGTCACTTTAGGTTTAGGTTTCGGGTTTGGCGTTGGTGTATTACCACCACCTCCTCCGCCAGTATTACCTCCAGTTAGCGAACTATCATCAAATTGTTCAGTTAACTTTTTTTTTTGAATTGACTCAGCAACTAAAGTTACTTTAGACCCATTACAAGATACTTTTTGACCTGTTGAAGTTCCGTCTGCCTTTTTAACTCTACCATCAGAATATACTTGATATTGACTACCTGAAGTACCTTTAATTAAAATGTACACATAATTATTTGCATTTTTATTAACTACTTGATTAACATTAGAGTCAGAATCAAAAATACATGGAAATGATTTTTTAAACCAATTGATATTATATTGTTCTGTACTAGCAACCGCCAATTTAGTTTGTTTTTTAGTTCTATATTGCATTGCCGCAAACGTTTCCATTAATTCTGCTAATTCTTCGTCATCTAAATCGTCAACTAACGCTTGTGCAAAATCACCATAACCTAAATCTTCAAACTCTTTTTTGATATTACATAAGTCATCAAAATTACCCGCATTCATTGTTGCTGCTTGTTTTCTCCATAATGAATCGTCAGTTCCACCCATGAATCCCAATGTTTGATAATTAAATGCTCTGTTAAACGCCGATGCAATTGCTGCGGCATCTAAAGTACCTTCCGCTTCTGGTCGACCACTACAAGCTTTTAATATTTTACTGATTGATTGTTCAGTTGCAGTATCAATAGAATCTTCTTTAATTAAAGATTTTAATCTTTCTTGATTTTCCGTTAATGTTGTTGAAGGGTCATATCCCATCATTAGTTTTGCTCTTTTTAAAGCTTCCTTTGGGCTATAATTAGGTTGTATCATAATCTTTTTTTTATTATAAATATATTGTTCTTAACAATAAATATCATTTATTACCAAATTTGATTTGCGGCTCCTCTGGTAAGTCCTGTTTCCCATTTCTCACCTGATTTGGTTAATGGATTTGCTTTACCTCTTTTTAATGGATAAGAGTCCGCCCATTTTGGAACACTTCCTCCACCTCCACCTGATGATGGTGCGGGTGATGAAGCGGCTGGTGCGGCATCTTGTTCTCCCATTTCTTCTTTTGAATCATCCATAGATGAGTACTTATTAAAGAAGTCTATTAAAAAATCTACATCTAAATTCATATGAATAAATATTTTGTAATTAGAAAAAACATAATTATATTTGTCCCATGAGAAGATTATATTTTATTTTAGTGTTATTGTTCGCATTATCATCATGTGAAAAGTATGTTACAGAAATTAGTGACATTACTTTAAGTGGAAAATACGTTGTTTCAAAATTAGAAATCACAAGTGTCGACCAAAACACTAGTCACGATTCATTATATACTATCGGTAGCGTATATGTTAATAATGCATTACCTGACCCTTTTGATTCAATACCAATAAACCATTTTTATTTACACATGGACTATTCAACTATTAGATTAAATCAAATAGGTGTAACTCCTACAGGTAATGATATTTGGCAGTATGGTGTTTCTCCAAATGAAATATTTTATAGAGTGTTAGGTAATCATTCATATAATAATGGATTTATTCAGTTTGATTATGTGACCAATGACGGTTCATCAAGAACAATTACATTTTTAATTGAGGATGATGGATTTGAGTCATTACAACTTAAAAGTGAGGGTGCGTGGTTTCACGGCAAATATGGTGAAAAACAAGTAATGACTTTAGGTCTTACAAGAGTTGGACCTTAATAAAATTCAGGTTTTGGGAGTGATTTTGGATTTATTTCATAATACTCATTTAAAAACGAAATAAGTTCATCTTCGTCCAGTTCAATTTTAGGTTCTTCATAAATGTCAACTTCATCTTCAAATTCTTCATCAAAGAATCCAAATTCATCCGCCTCAAGAATAAAACCATAATCTTGTGATACTGAATAATCAATATTGTCAATTCTGAGAACATCATCACTATCATCAATAGTTCTGAAAGAAACTTCTAATATGTTTGACTCTACATTTAAGAAGTATGATATAATTTCTTTAATTTCCATAGTTAATTCAATTTATAATGAAATATTAGAAAGTAGAGCAAAAGACATAATTTATTTTAAATAATAACCATTTTTTTTCAAAGATTAATTTCTATATTTTAAGTATTAATACAACATTACATGAGATTTAATTCTTTAACCATTGACAATTTTTACTCTAACCCATTAGAAGTTAGAGAGTTTGCTCTTAAACAAGAGTTTAAAGTTAGAGGTAACTACCCAGGTCAACGAACTGTATCATTTTTAAATGACTCGATTAAAAATAAAATGAGAGACATTCTTTATCCATTTGCAGGAGAGATTACTTGGTGGGGAGGTGAATATACAGGCTCATTTCAATATACTACCGCCTCGGATAGGTCTTGGATTCACTCCGATTCAACTACTGATTGGGCTGCAGTATGTTATTTAACTCCAGACGCTCCTGTAACAGCAGGAACAGGTATTTTTAGACATAAAAAAACAGGTTGGATGAATTATGACTATAAACGAGAAAATGAACCAGGGTATGTTGAGCAAGCGCCGCCAGGACATGATATGCAAGATTATACCAAGTGGGAGATGGTTGATAGGGTTGGGAATGTATTTAATAGATTGATTATGTACAGAGCTGATAACTATCATGTGTCTTTAGATTATTTTGGTAAGGACATGCATGATGGAAGACTATTTCAAGTATTCTTTTTTAATACTGAACGATAAAACAAAACCCCGAATATTCGGGGTTTTTTGTTAATCTAATTTGGCGTTTAATACAATTTCAGGATTTAATTTAAATAATAAATCTGTAATACCTTCAGGACACATACAATATCCGTCAAGTGTTGAAGTAACTAATCTTTTTCTTTTAAATGCTAAAATGAAAGGTTTAAATTCTTTAACTTCTTTCATCCATAGTGATTGTAGTGGGATTCCAATCATATCTAAAAAATCTATACTATCTTTAATTTCTGATTCATAGTAAGGTACGTCATAAATGTCTAATATAGACCTCATCATATGACCTTCTCTACCATATTCATCATCTCTAAATATTGAAAAGATTGCCGCAATACCTGTTGTATCTGACATAGTAAAATGCCAAATATAGTATTCGTTTTCTTTACTAATTCGTTCGTAATCTTTTGTAGTAATCTTTTCCCTAATCATGTTACCTTAAATTTGCCCCGCAAAGCCAAGTAACTAAAGATGTTCTAACACCTGAAGTTAATGGTGTTACTCTATGTAATAAAAATGATGGGAAAAAACAAACTAACCCAAGTTGTTTGGGTACACTAACAATGTTAGACCCAAGGTTCATTTGTAATTCTCCTCCTTCATATTCTTCAGGGTCAGAAAGTTGTAGAACAACTGATAATTTTCTATTTGAAAGTCCTGGTCCTAAATCAGCATGCCAATCATAGTGACCACCATCTCCATAATAAGTGGTATATTGTAGTAAATCTTGATACCCCCAGATATCAAAGCCCCACATTTCTTTATTTGCGATTCTTGCGTAATTTGAAAGTTTTTCATATATCCATGAGGTTTCTTCATTTTCTTCAAGCCAAGCAATATCACTAATTCTATATTCACTGACAGTACTGTCGTCATCCGAACCTGTTGCGGCAGCTTGTTTTGGGTATTTATCCCCAATTTCTCTAATTTTTATAATTTCACTTGGAGTGAATGCTGATGCGAAATAATAGTAATTAAAATGATTTACATTATTTCTTTGTTCTGAGATGAAATGATTTGATGACATTTTTTTAAATTTTATTATTATAATTATAGTGTATGATTCCTGTCAATTCAATATTAAAAATATTTTTATGAAAAAAAACTCAAGAACTTTTGACGCATTCATCTTTAGAGGTGAATTAGATTTATTAAAATTTAGATTAACAGAGTTAGACCCGTTTGTTGATTTTTTTATTATAGCAGAACTTGATTCAGATAAGAAAAACTCAATTTATTTAAATAATATTGATATGTTTAAAAAATGGAAGAAGAAAATATCACATATTTTTATTAACGATGTTAATATCACTTATTCAAATAAAATAGTTGTTGAGTTTGTTAATTTTAGTCCTGAGTTTGAGGACATTTTGGTAATATCTGAAATAAATGAAATTCCTGATTATACAAAAAAAGATGAAATTTACGAATTGTTAAAATATCATCCAGTAATTTTAGAACATCAAAACTTTGTGTGTAATATTGACCATACTGATAATAAATGGGTTAACGGTTCTGTTGTTTTTACATTCAGCTCAATTTTAGTTAAAAAAGAGATTATAAATGAAACTTATATTAAAAAATTAAATTTATTTGGGTTTCATACCGAAAAATTAAAATGTGGGTGGAAATTTACAAATTTTGATGGATTATCAAATTCAGAGTTTAACCTTGAAAATAAAACATCTTTAATTGATTTTAACCCTGTGACAACATATCCATTATTTGAACGTAATAGTAACGTTATATTACCCAAAAACATTGATTTGTTACCTTATAATAAAATTGGTAGAGAAACAACAAAGAAACATTTATTTATATGTGAATCCAAAATTGAGTCTATTGAAAAATTAGAAAATGTTTATGATACAGTATCAATCATAGAATTTAGTGAAAATTTAAATGAAGTTATTTGTGAAAAAATAACAGATAAGGTTACAAAAAGTGTATTGTACTTACCAAACAAAGTTTTATACGGTAGTTACGATTTATCAAAATTCTACACACAATATAAGTTAAATGAGATAAACAGAATGATGTGTACCGTATTCCCACAAAAACAAGACTTGATAAAAATAATCTTTAATGATTCAATCCTTTTATAAAAAAACCCCTCTTTTTGGAGGGGTTCTTATTTTAATTAAATCTATTCATTCTATTAAACATTTCTGTTATTTTGTTTTTCTGAGTTAAGAAAGATTCTTTTAAATCCTCATCAACTTCTTCAAACTCTTCTTCTCTTTTTGGAGAATGTTTTGAACCCCCGCCCCAACTTGAATGTTGGTATGGTCCTGCAATTCCAGGTCCATTACTGTCAAAATCATATGGTCTTTCCATATCACCATAAACACCCTGAACACCAGACACGTCTTGTTCTTCCATCTCTCTTTGTTTTTTAATGTTTGAATATACTCCAATTACTTTAGAGTCTCTACCATCAAAGTCGTCCCTATCGTCATCAGCCCATGCAGATTCCATTGCTTCATATTCATACATTTTTTCAGGGTCATATCCGTACATATCATCTTCCTCTAACTCATTAACAGGATACCCATCAATTGGTCCATTTGATTCAAAATCATAAGCTGATTCAACATCTGATACATCCATATCACCAACATTTCCACCTTGTTCTTCAATTTCATCTGTAACTTCAGACGCATTAATATCTTCGTACCCATCGTCTTCGTTATCAGGGTCATCAACGCCATCTTGAGTGTAAGATGATTCATAATCTTGAAAATCGTCATCGTCTTCGTATAATTTTTTATGCATTCCCTCAAAAGTATCAACATCATTTGATGGACCTTCAATATAATCAAACCCTGCTGTTGGGTCTAAATCTTCTTCATCGTAGATATCATCCAAATGACCTGTCTCTTCTTCCATGTATCCTGAACCACATTCATTACAAACACCTTCATACATTTCTCCACCACATTCACACATTTCAGTATCATCTTCATTTTCTTGTTCTAACGCCATTAATATTTCTGGATTTGACAATACAAAATCTTTTGCTTTGTCAATAAAACTTGAACCTTCAGAATCATCTTCTTCCATATGGCCATAATTACATTCACAAACGCCATCCATAATCATGGAACCGCACTCATCGCAAACTTCTTTAGTTTCAACTTGTTCGTTGATTCCCATATTTGTGTATTTTTTAACTTCACCCTTATTATTAACAACTAATCCTTCTTTGTCTCCCGCAAAATCATATACGGTTAAAGGCTGAGTATTGGATACTTGCGGTTGCATTGTTTGGTATCCATTGTATAAACTTTTATGTTGGTTTAAAATATCTGACTTTTCAGCCGCAGATAATTGACCTAATCCAAAATATCCTCTCATAATTTTTTTATTTATAAATAGTTGTAAAACTTTGTTTTTATTTGACATAGAGAAAAATAGTATTTATGTTTATACCATGAATAAAAATTTTAATATTGACGAGCAAGCCGAAGGGGCAATTATTCTTGACGGATTTGACGACGCTATTGTTGGAATTGTTGAGGAATTTGGTAATAGTCCAAGAATCTTATATTCAAAAAACAAGATTATATACACTTTACAAGATAGAGATGGTATGAGTTGGTCAGAAGCTGAAGAGTTTTATGACTTTAATATTTTAGGTCTTTATGCTGGAGAACAAAATCCAGTTTTTTTAATTACAGAATAATTCGTACATTTGTCGTATGAATATATTTTTCCTAGATTATGATGTAAAAAAGTGTGCTCAATATCATGTTGACAAACATGTTGTTAAAATGATATTGGAAACCGCACAACTTTTATGTGGTGTTCATCATGTAACCGCACATGATACCGCACATGTACCGTACAAGTTATCACACAAAAATCACCCATGTTCTATTTGGTGTCGTGAGTCATTGTCAAATTATTTGTATTTGTGTGAGTTAGGATTGGAATTGTGTAATGAATACACTTACCGATACGGTAAACGACACAAATCACAAGATGTGATTGAATGGTGTTTAATTAATAAACCAAACATTGCTGACATTGGATTTACTGAACCTGCAAAGGCAATGCCTGACGAGTTTAAAGTAAAATCAGTGGTTCAATCATATAGAAACTACTATATGGGGGCAAAATCAGGGTTTGCAGTATGGAAAAATAGAGAGAAACCTTTTTGGTTTGAAAAAAAAGTATTAGATTTGTGTTATGATTAAGATTGATAAAGATTTCAAAGGTGATGTGTGGATTTTTTCTGACCCACACTACAACCACAAAAATATATGTCGTGGTACGACAAACTGGCGATTGCCAGATGGTTCCGTTCCGATTTCGCAAACTCGTGATTTCCAAACATTGGAAAAAATGAATGCAACAATCGTCAATAATATAAATGAGAATGTAATGCAAGACGACATTTTAATTTGTCTTGGAGATTGGAGTTTTGGTGGGTTTGAATCTATCAAAGAATTTTGGGACCGAATTGTTTGTAAAAACATTTACCTTGTTCTTGGTAATCACGACCACCATATTGAGAACAACAGACAGGGATGTCAAGGTTATTTCAAAAGTGTTACACATTACAACACTTTAAAGATTGACGAACACACATTCCGTTTGATGCACTACCCAATCAGTTCTTGGGATGGACTTAACAAAGGGGTTATGCACCTTCACGGTCACTGCCACCTTCCAACCAATTTAAGGTTTGGTAAAGGTCAAAGAATGGATGTTGGAATGGATGGTCACCCTGAATTCCGACCATACAATATTAGACGTGAAGTTGTACCTTTGTTAAGAAACAGACCAAAAGTATCTGAAATGGATAATGACCACCACACTGACGAAATTATAAATAAAGACCAAGGATGATTGACATTGAATATTATTACAAACAACCAAAACAAGAATATTTTGACGAGTTAAAATCGGCTTGTATCAAATTTTGGAGGGTATTTGATGACCAATTTGGATACGCAACTGAAAAGATTAATCGTATCAAGGATTTAGAGAATAATCCAACCAATTATATGATGATTGTTAAAATGTTTCATCAATTAAATTGGGAAGTTCTCGCAGAATTACTATCTTTGGAAGTAAGAAACGATATCAGCATTCGGTTGAATGCTGGTGTTGAATCGGTAGAGACAGATTTTTTTAATATTTGGGGAACTAATAAAGCAAAAGAACAATATGGAAGCGATTTTAAAATTTAATTTACCAGAAGAAAACCCTGAATTTAGATTAGCGGTTAACGCGTCTAAATGGTACTCAGTTGTTTGGGACATAGACCAACACTTGAGAAGTGAAACAAAATACGCACCTGATAGTATGCCTGAGGAAGTATACGAAGCGCTAATTAAAACACGAGAAAAATTACGTGAAATTATGAGTGACAATTCTGTAGATTTTAATGACTAATAAAACTTGTAAAGAATGCCCTTGGGTAATAAGGAATAAACATAATGATATGATTGTGGGGTTCTCCAAAAGAACGGATAAACCCCACAACTGTCATATGAAAAATGGAGGGAAAGACCTCTGGAATATAAAAGAAGAAACTAAGTGTAATGGGAGAAAAGAATACGAGAAGAACCGTGGTTCACGAGGAACTAAACAAGAAACAACAACAAATGTATGATGAGTGGTTGTCACACATTAAAGCAATTTATGGTGAGTACGGATTATTCACTTGGAAAATAACACCAAATGGAATTGGTAGTGGGATTGTGGTTTATAGTCACAAAACAAAAACAGAATTAGATTTAACAGATATTGATAGTTGGTAATATGGAAAAAAATTTATACATAGTTAGAGGTTTACCTGGGTCAGGTAAATCAACATTCGCAAAATCAATTGCAAAGTCATATCAAATATTTGAAGCCGACCAATACTTCATGAAAGGTGGAAAATATAAATTTGACCCGACAAAATTGAAGGATGCCCATAACTCTTGTAAACAAAGGGTTGCAAATAGAATGAAAGAAAGTTTGATTAATTCAATCTTTTTTCGTAATATTGTAGTGTCAAACACATTTACTCAAGATTGGGAAATGAAATTTTACCGTAGTGTTGGAAAAAAATACGGTTATAAAGTTCATACCATTATTGTTGAAAATAGACACAACAGTACTAATGTTCATGGAGTACCTGAAGATAAAGTAGAAATCATGAAAGACAGATTTGAAATAAAATTAAAATAAAACATATGCAAACACTTACATTCAACACAACAACAAAACAAGTTAAATTGTTAAACGGGTCAAGAGGAGAGTCAACATTAGTTGAACAATTTGATAACGTATCAACCGTAAAATGTTCCGAATTAGGATTTTACGAGGTGATGCAAAAAACAGATGAAAATTCTAATTCATCAATTCCAGTTATGAGACTTCCAATCTCTAATACGAATATGATAATCACAAAATAATCAAAATAAACCTATGAAAAATCCTCATCTTTTTAAGGTGGGGATTTTTTTTATGAAAAAAATTACTATCTTTGTTTCATGAATAAATTCCTTTACACCTTAGAACAATATAGTAGGACTGGTCAACTGTTTAAACAGGACCACCGTACACTACCATTGTCTATATGGAACTACACTCCTGAAGTTCAATATGGTCAATTATGGGATGAGGTTACTTTACTGTGTAGAGGATTGGTCACCGATAAAGAAGGTAATGTAGTTTCGTATCCATTCAAGAAATTTTTCAACATAGAAGAAAACAAACATACACCAACTGAAAACTTTGAGGTTTACGAAAAGATGGACGGTTCTTTGGGTATCTTGTTTTTTTATGAAGGACAATGGGTTGTTGCAACCAGAGGTTCATTTACTTCAACTCAAGCAATTAAAGCGAGGGAAATGTTGGATACCAAATATAATTTGGAGTCAATACCAAAAGGTTATACTACTTTATTTGAAATCATATACCCTGAAAACCGTATTGTAGTTGATTACGGTGATGAAGAAAAATTGGTTGTGTTAGGAATGACTAATCGTTTCAACGGTAAAGAATTGGATTACGAATCTGTTGTTAACATGCACAGCGAATCAGGTATACCTGTTGTAAAAAGATATGATGGAGTTCGGAACTATTCTGAATTAAAATCTAAAGTTCAACAAAACGCTGAAGGGTTTGTGGTTAAATTCTCTAACGGTGACCGAATGAAAATCAAAGGTGAAGAATACCTACGACTTCACAAGATAATGACTAACATATCAACTACTGGTATATGGGAAATGTTATCTTCAGGTGGCGATGTAAACGAACTTTTAAAAGATGTTCCTGACGAATTTTATAAAAAAGTTAAGGAATATGCCGATACATTAAAATATGGTTATTACCAAGTTTTAGAACATTGTGGAAAAGCATATGATTACTTCCGTTATGGAAAATATGGAGACCGTGAGGTAGAACCAACTAAAAAAGAATATGCAGAACATGTGATGAAAAATTCACACCCACCGTATCGTTCTGTTATGTTTGCAATATGGGATGGAAAACCATACGATAAACTAATATGGAATATATTAAAACCTGAATTTAAAAAACTTTAACTATGGAACAGAGATTAAAAGAAATCTATGAAAACACTATACCTCATAACATGATTCTTGAAAAAGAATCTGTTATGAGTTGTATGGAACAATCTTATAATATTGGGAAAAACGATACTCAAGAAAAATACCAACAACTTAAAGATGCGTTTGAGGAGTTGTTAAATCTTTGGGGTGATTTTGGAAAATATAACGCATCCCGAAACCATATGGAAGAAGATTGGAGAAAGGAGGCAGGTTTACTATGACAAATGAAGAAAGAGTAGAGGAGCGTTTATTGGATGCTCATAAACGAGGTTATTACGATAAAGTTATGTCTCGTATAAAGGAAATGGAAATAAAACACCCAAAGATTAACAGATATGAATTATACGATATTGTTTGCGATGAGGTTAAATCAGAATGGTTAAAAAAAACAAATGATGGAATTACTGAATACACACCCAATTAAAAAATCAGACTTAGGTTTCCACGGAAACTTATTTGGAGGAAAATTACTCGCATGGATTGATGCTGCGGCTGCAGGGTACTCAATGCAATTATGTGATAGTCCAAGAATGGTAACCGTGTCTATTGATAAATGTTATTTTGAAAAACCAGCAAAAGAAGGACAGTTATTAAAAATTTACGGCTCACCAAGTAAACTTGGACACACTTCAATTACCTTATATATGGAGGCAAGAGCACATAATGTTTACACAGGTAATCAAGTTGTTGTATTGAAAACTAACATAAGATTTGTTAGAATTGACGAGGAAGGAAACCCAATTCCAATTGGAGAAAAAGGTAGAACCAGAATTACAAAATTAATTGAAAGTACAAATTTAAATAATGAATAGCATAGACAAACAATACCAAAAGTTACTTCAAGATATCTTGGATAACGGTATAGAGAAAAAAGACAGAACAGGCACAGGAACCATTTCGGTATTCGGTAGACAAATCCGTCATAAAATGAGTGAAGGGTTTCCATTACTTACAACCAAGAAGATGGCTTGGAAAACAATGGTAACAGAATTACTATGGTTTTTACAAGGTAGTAC